GGCGATCCTTCGCAGTCTTGGCTGGCATGGGTTACCTCCGTGCCGGCTTGGAGAACGGGTCTTCGATCTCTTCCTCGCGGGGCTTCCACTTCGTCCACCCCGATCCGTCCAGCCAGTTGCCGTCCTTATCTTTCTTCTTGGGGAAGAGGCTGCCGTCTGCCTTCTTCTGCCCGAAGGACAGGCTTGCCCCACAGTCGAGGCACCTCATCTCGTAGTAGGTATTCCCCTGCACTTCCCGAACCATGGGCACGGTTCTGATGGAATCACAGGCACCGCACCTTGAGTTGCCGAACACTTCGACAGCCCCAGAAATCTGGCTAAAGACATCCTTGGTGTCCTTGCCCTCCACTTCGACCTCAAGGTTCTCGATCTTGTATCTGACCTTCATGTAAACCTCCTATTTCGACCACCGCCTACACCAATCCCTTGTCAGAGAAGCCCGATGCTTCTCCTCTTGGCCCAAGGGGCTGGCTCCACTGCTCCTTATTCATCTCTCTGACATATGACCGGGGCGTATGGTTGTTTGCTGCATCTACCAGCAGCCCGTTGCCCGGATTTCGTGAGCGTGTTACCGACTTATGCGGACTAGCCGCTCCTGCATAGGCAGGCTTTATTTAGGCTCGGCAGTTTTGATTTCTTAAGCGGTGATCTGACCGAGAAAATTTACACCGCACACCAACGTGTGTTACTAAGCCCGGACACCAACCTTTCTTTCATCACGGCGTTGCAATTCCTGCTTGTAAACCGTGAGCCAGAAGGGGGTGAGCCGGGCCTTCTCGATAGCCCAGCGGATGTAACTGTCGGGCACCTCTGAGGAATGCAGGGGCATCCCCTTGTACTTGCCGAACAGCACCCGATAGCAGCGAACCTTGGGAGTCTTGGCGTCAGCCTTGGCAAACAGGTCGCGGCTCTCAGTGTCGAACGTCACGCCGACGATCAGTTCCCTGCGGCGCTTCTTCTCTTCCTCTCGGAGGAGTTTCTCCATGGCCTCTTGCTCGGCCACGGCCTCGGCAATGTCAGCGTCCAACTCCTCGATGGTCTTGCCCTTGTCGCCATCGTCCTTGTCTTTGGCCTTTTGGATAATGTCCTTAGGCCCAGCCATTAGGATGTCGATGGCAGTGATGGGCTCATGAAACTTCACCGTGCTTGTGATGTCGTGCATGAACCATGTCGGCTTGGCACTGGCAGCAATGGCAGCACGGCGTTCATCGAGGGTCATGCCCGGCTTGAGAACGTCAGTCAGTGCCCGGGTGCCACGGCCCAGCACCTGCATATAGGTGGACTTGGACTTGGTGGGCTTGGCGTTGATGAGGCAGCGAATCTCTGGAACGTCAACGCCACGGCCTAGCACCTTGCAGTTGACGATCAACTTGTTGGTGCCGTCCTTGAACGCAGCCATCTCAGCCGCCCGCTCCTCGGGATTCTGGGTGCCCCAAACAAGGCTGGTCTTGATGCCGTGTCTGGTCACCAACAGGTCACGCATGAGCCGTGCCTGGAGGACAGAGTTGCAGAAGAGGACGTTGTGGCTATCGACCATGACCTCTTTGGTTAAGGCAGCCAGATCGTGCAGCACCTGCTCGCTGGTCAGGAGCCGGTCGAGTTTCTCTGGCGAGTAGTCAATGCTGCTTGCCTTGGCCAAGTCCTTGAAGTTCACCGACTTGACTCTATGAACATAGACCGTGGGCTTGACCAGCCATGCCTCGTCAAAGGCAGTCCTAAGTTCCATGCAGTAGGGAACGTCGGTGTAGAAACCAAAGAGCGAAGCCTTGTCGCCACGAAAGGGAGTTGCCGTGACGCCCAAGATTCGGGCACCATGATCCATGAACTCCTGCATCATGGCCCGGAACTGGATGCTGAAATTGACATCGCACTCGTCAATCACAATCAGATCGACGTTGCCCAGGAACTTCTTGTAGCGGTCGTTCTGGGTCAGGCTGGCCCAGCAAGCGACAGCAAACCCCTCCCCATCCCAGCGGTCGCCGGCCATCTCAATGCCAGCCGCCATCTTCCGAAGCGACTTAATGGTGGCCACTGTCTGGCCAACAAGATCGCGGTAAGGGCAGACGTAGAGAACCCTGGCCCCGTCCCGTGGCAGCACCGTAACCAGCCGGGTTTTCCCCGTGCCGGTTGGCAAAACAATCATGATGGCCTTATGGCCACGACCGTAACTAGCACGGATACCTAGGATTCCATCCCGCTGATATGACCTGATTTGGTCATCAAACAGGGGAAGGTGTTCCAGTTCGTACCTAGTCTTTGTAGTTGTAGTAGGCATCCTTGCCCCCTCCTCTGCGAGTGGTTCGGTCGGCCATCTCTTTGAGCAACTCATCTCTCACAACGTTGACGATGGACGGTGCGTCGATCACGCACTTGATTTCGCCACGGTCATTGATGTGCTGAAACTTCACGGTGATTGGTGCCTGCCCAGACTGATAAAAGATCAATGACTGGCCGGCACTACGGGTAAGAACCAGACTCAAGCCACACCCCCTTGCTCGTTAAAGGCTCGCTGCAATTCGGTCAGTCGGGCATTAGCCTCGATGCCGCCTTCTCCAGTTCCGACCGACTGTCCCGGCTGCCCCCCACCCATCTCTTCCTCGCGTCCTCCGGACTCCAACTTGCTTTTATTTCTGCTGCCCTTTGGGCGACCTCTGCGGGGTCTATCTCCGGCTCCTGCATTCGCCTGCGGCCCGTCTTGATTAGGTCGCTGACCGTGTGGCGGATGTACTCCATCGGCACCGTGCCCCCGGTCTCCGACCACACCTGACGGATGTTCAACCCCTCTTGATACAGAGCCCTGACTCGCTCCCGAATCTCTCTGAGTTGCGTGTGAGACAGCATCTAGTCCTCCCAAAAAATTACTTACCTTTGAGTCAAGGGTTGCCTTTACCAGACGAAGTTCTGAGAACAACAAAGGCACCGCCCTCGACAGGATCATGGGCAAGTCCTTTAGTTCGCTGAACACGATCAGTCTTTCGAGTTCGTCAATCTGTTTGTCATCAAGCATTCGCAACCTCCTTGGGCAGCGGGAACTCCTTGAGCAATTCCATCTTGGTGCTGGCGTTCATCTTTCCAGCAACGATCTCGCGGTCGATCAAGGCATAGACCTTGAAGACTTCTTCCACTTCACCCGCAGCCGCAGCCAGTGCAGCACGGGCCCGCTTGGCATGGGCAGCGTCGTTGACCTTGCGGGTCTCTCGCTTGCCCGCAGACTCCTTGCTCTGCTTGCCGTCATCGTCCCAGTCGGCAGCCACCCCAAGCACGGTGGAGAGAGCCATGCGTCGAGCCTGGGTCACTTCCCCATGCAGTTCATGGATTGGAAGGCCTGGAGTCAGCGTGACCGCCGACCGCATGAACTGTCCTGAGGTGTGGCCAAGAGTAGTAACAACAGCCAGAGTCCCATCCGATCCATACGGGACAACAGGCTGCGTGATGCACAGGCCAGCCTTAGAAAGGGGCTTTCTAATGGCATCAAGAACCTGACCCAGATCGGCATAAGGGCCAAACTCGCCGTCTCGATTACGTTCGACATTGCCAACCTCCCCTTGGAAACTGCAAAGGGCTTCAAACAACTCGTTCAGGTGGGCGGATTGTTCTCCATACATTGCGGGCATCATTCAGAAACTCCTTCCTTGAGGCAGTAATCAGGCATCCAAAGTTCATTGATCTGGTGGTAGCCTTCGGGCTGCCAGTTGTTGAAAGTTGTGCGGGCATAGAAGTCCGCAAGACCACGATCCATCCGACGCTTGCCCAACTCAACGAACTTGGCTGGGAGCGTTACGGCCTGGACTTGGAAATCCCCAACAGTGCTGATGAGGATGAACACCATCGGCTGATCAGATAGACCAGCGACCTCTAGGCCTTCGCCATAGAAAGCGGCCTGCAATCCGTAATCGAAATCACGGCAGGCCAACCAGAATTCACGAAGCGGGTTGAGATACTTCGTGGTCTTGTAGTCAATGCAGATGCCGCCATGAGTGATGGCATCTGGACGGCACCGGAGTTTGGCACCGTCAGCCCGCTGCCAACGGATGCTGGTCTCGCGGTGCTTGATGTCTTCGTAGAGTTCAGAGGTTGCCTTGTTCAGAAAGAACTGGGCTAAGAACCCTTCTAAGAAAGCATCATCGGACGGGCTCAGGAGAATGGCATCCGGGCCCTGATCAGCAACCCACTTCCTAGTGTCCGCTTTCGTGGACACCAATCCGGTGGCAGTCAGATGCTCTGCCGGGATGACCTTGGCCCGCTCCCCAAAGGCGTCGGGCCCCAACTCAAGCACAAGATGGGCAAGACGCCCCCTTGCCATTGCCTCGCTATCGGCCGATGGTTTGTCGAGGCTGGCCTTGTAGTGGGACGGGGACTTGATGAAGTCCTTGAGCCCACTGGTCGATAGGTGATCCCGGTCAGCGTGGTACTGGCCGTTGGGCTCGTCAAACAAAACCGAGGTGAGAATAGCAGCGGCCGGACTTGAACCGGCGACACCCGGCTTATGAAGCCGGTGTCCCCCCAAAGTGCTTACCCCACCTGAGGAGTTGATGCACTTTCGGACAGAACTATTCTCCCCTGCTACAGCAGGAGAGGCATCCATGATCCTTAAAAACCTCCAGGGAATGGTGTCGGTCGCCAGGAGTTATTGCGACGAAAGGGAAGTGACGCCCGATTACAGGCAAGCCTTAAGCCGGGTGGCCCAGTCACTCGACAGGGCGGGCATCAATCCGATGACGCTGCAAGACTCCATCATGAATCGCTGGCTGGCAACGCTGCCTCAATCACCAACGACCCGTGCCAACTACCGGCGGATGGCTTTGACCCTGTGGAGGTTCGCGGCCGACCGGGAGTTGTGTGGCCATTATCCCCGGGCCGTCACAAAAATCAAGCCCCGCCGATCCCCGGTGATTGCGTGGTCTCAGGACGAACTGGCCCGCCTAGTCAAAGCATCGCGTGAGTACGAACACACGCTGAAAACGAACGTGCGTGCAGGTGTGTTCTTTGAAGGTTGGGTGCGGTGCGCGTACGAAACCGGCCTCAGATTTTCCGACCAACTGCGGCTGCCCTGCCATGCACTGCGGGAGGACAGGCTGCACGTTGTCATGAACAAGACCGGCCTGCCGATAGGGAAGCGGATCACCCCTCGGCTGGTGGAGATTCTCACCATGCTAGGTGTCCGTGGTGACGGCAGGACTTTTTTCTCTGCCCACCTTAATGAGCGATGGTTGCGAGTTCACTTTGCCCGCATCTGTAAGAACGCAGGCATATCCGGAACACCCAAGTGGCTTAGAAGAACAGGGGCCACGTTCGTTGAAGCCAAGCAACCAGGCATGGCAGGGCGATTCCTAGGTCACTTGTCCCATGGCCTAGCGGAGAAGCATTACATAGACAGGACTTTGTTGCCCGACGCCTGCCCGTGCCCGCCGGAGATTCAGTAGTAGAGCGGGTTGTATGACGCCGGCTCTTTCTTGGATCGCTGCCGCTTCTCTTTGTTCAGTTGCCGCTGGAGTTGGTAGAAGTTCTGGGTTCGGTCGCCAACGAAGGGCAGGATGTCTTTGGGAATATAGGAAGAGGCGAATGGCCGCACGGCTGGGTCATCCGACAGGAACTCTTCGATCTTTGCCAAGGCATCTCGGGTTCTCTCGGCATCGTCTATGTTCTCGATCTTGACGCCAGACAAAGCATTCAGGGCAGTCTGGCTAACCGATGCCGTAGTAGTGGGGATTCGGGGGTCAGAGGCCCTGCGAGCCAACTGGATTCCTCGACTGTAGAACGGCAGCCCGAACTGCAAAGCAGAGTCCAGAACACCAAGCCCACTGGCCAGCCGGTAGTCTCTGTTCGGGTCAATGAGGCCGAGGTTCTTGGCCACCACTGGAAGTGAACTGCGGCCCCATTCTTTCTTGATGCCGGTCACGGTGTCCTGTCCGGTCAACGCCTCGCCGGCCGTCTTGAGTAGGGGGTGAGAGCCCTCCATGAACGACATGGTAGTGTCAAACACAGATGCCATTGGCTTGATGCGGCCATCCATGTCCTTCCTAATCTTCATCATATTGAGTTGATCTATGCCCGGGAGATCAACGTCAGAAAGCCAGGTTTGCATTCCCTGTTTCTGTGGGGCGACAGCATCAATCACGCCAGACAATCCGGGGATGTTGCGGAGTTCGTCCAGCGGGATGCCGTACTTGTCAGCGATCCGCTCTGGCACATAGCCCTCTTCGTCGCCTGACCCCCGGGCCAGATGCTCAGGGAGTCTGATGCCGAAGTTGAAATACCTGCCGCCCGGACGTTCGACCAGTCCTTTGACAACGTGCTTGAGCATCCGGCTCTGGTAGGCATAGAAGGGCACCATCATCCTGATTGCCTTCTCAAACTTAGTCAGTGACTGGTAATCAACCTGGGCTTCTTTGACCATCTTAGCCGCCTGTTCGGGGCTGATTCCCTGGAACAGTGCCCCGAAGAACCCGGTCAGCCTGTTGATCCGGTCAGTCAGGTCTCCTTCTTTGGCTGACCAACGGAGGATTGGGTTGACTGTTTCGCCCATATCCTTGCCGGAAAGGGCACGGCCAATCGAATCCCCTGTGCCCGCCAAAGACTTCTTCCAGTTGCCAAGGTTCAGCAACTCTGCGGAAGGAAGTTGGGATGGAGACACGGGCGAGCGAGCGGACATGATGTTGCCCACCGTGTAGCCGAGGGTGGTCTGCGGCCTGGCACCTGGCCGGAACTCGTCCAGCACGGCATCGCCAGACCTCTTGGCCATAACTTCCTGGCCAACGTCCGCAGCCCGCCCGCCCCGGTTGATGCCCGAAGCAGCAAGGTCAGACATGACACTAGACCGGCGGGCACTTGCGTCTGCCATGTCTTTGTACCGTGGCATCTGAGCAAGCATCTGATCAAGCAGATCAAACCTTCCTTCGATTAGGTACTTGGCTGCGGCTGAACCTCTTACTACATCGCTTGGATTGCCAAGCATGATGAAGTTTGAGAACACGCCTGAGTACCAATCCCTCACGAACCTGGCTGGAAAAGCGAGGACACTGGATTTCCAAAGAGTGGTCACGTTCTCCAGAATCTTGATCAGCCTGCTCTGTGACTCGGGCGACTGATAGAAGTCAGCAATCCGGTTAAGCCTGCGGCCTAGGTCAGAGTTGACCGAGATGTTTTTCAGGTCATCAATGTCGGTGATCGAAAAGCCCCGCTTCTGAAGAACCTCAAGCATATTCTTCTTGGCACCCTCGACCAAAGGAGTGCCGGCAGCCAAAGGGCCAATGAACTTTCTGCGGTCAATGGTCTTCAAGTTCAGTTGCTTGAGCATTTCAGGCAGCGACTTGTGGTTTCCGCCGCGAACATCCAGTGCATTCTGCGGTTTGGCCACACTGCCTAGCAGGTCATACAGCACCTTGGTTCTGCCGATAGCCCGCTCTCTGCCTTGGATATACCGAGACAGGCTTTCGGTTGGGTGCTGCCCGAAGATGGGCAACTTCTTGTCGATGGACTCTTGGCTGACCGTGTGGAAAACCCTGGCCAGTTTCTTGGCGTGAACCCTTTTGTATTCCGGTGCGTTTGGCCCAAGGGTTCTGCGGGCTATGTCGTTGAGTTTGTTGTAGATGTAGTCGGTGGCCAGCCGGTCGGTCTTCAGTGCCCGGTTAGCCCCGGCAATCTGCGGGTCGATGCTCAACTCTTGCAGGACATTCGTGCCACCCGGGACTTGGTAGGCTTTGCCTCGGGCCATCTGGTCGCCGGTCATCACCGTGTATTTGTTTTGCCCGGCCGGCTTCTTCATCGACTTGTTGTAAAGGCCCGGGTCAAACAACTTCTCGTCCAACTGGCGAGTGAAATACCCAGTGCCAAACTTGTCCGTCAGGGCAGCACTGCCAATGCCAGCCTCTCTGCTACGAGCCAGATAGTCCCTGAACGTCATGCCGGTTTGCGCTAGAAACTGCCGAGTCTGGGGGTCAGTCAAGGCTGCTCTGGCTGCGGTGATCTTGGCGGCGTCCTTGGCTGGGTCTAAAAACCGAACCGTGTTTTCCAGCACGTTCCGGATGGCTTCTCCCTGCTCTGGGGCGAAGCCCTTTTCGGGCAAGGCACTCTGAAGAGTCTCAAACCTACGGGCTGCCACTTGGTCGGCGGATGCGTCGGACTTGGTGAACCCCTTGGCAATCACCTGATCCGCTGCATCCACGCCGCCCAGCACAGACTTATCGAACATCGAGTAGGCGTATCTGCCGGGGCCACTCCAGCGGGCTGCGTTGCCCAGGTTTGCCATGCCTTCTGTCAGGTCTCCCAACAGAGGAACGTTGAAGGCAACCTTGGAATCACCGAACGGATTGAGCCCAAATCCTATGTCGCCGCCTAATGTGTTTCCTTTGATGTCATTGTAGGTCTGGCCACCGTTCTTCTTAAGAAAGTCATTGATCTCGTCTATGGCTTGCTGGCTTTTGCCTGTGCCCCACACAGACTGGGCATCAACGAGTTCCTCAAGAGTCTGGTTTCTGTTGGCACGGCCCCTGCCAACGAGCGGCCTGGCATAGAGATCGTGGTCAGTAAGAGCGTCGAGCCCCTTACCAAAGTCATCTTGGAATGCTGCCTCTGTACGCTGGGCAATCCGCCCAATGTCATCAGCCGTGTCGCCCTGAGAAATGAGTTTGCGGGAGAACGCTCGGGCAGAGTCATCAAGGATGTTGGCTGCCTTGGCTGCACGGCCTGCCTTACCAAGGGCACTGCCACCAAAACTTGTGTAAGTGAGGGGGTCTGTGGCTGCATCGACTGCGAAGCCCGCTATCGGCCTGCCGAATCCACCCAAAGACTCCTTGTTGGGCAGCAACCCAAAGTCTTCTAGGACTTGCTCGCCGGTCGGATTGCTGCCGTACTCCCGAAATGTCAGGAGTTCCTTGGCCCGATTGCCAGCCCAGCCAATCCCGTCAAGCAGGCCTTTGACTGCCGAATGCCCTGTGGCTGACAGTTCGTCTAGCAGTTCGTTCCGCTGGTAGAGGGGCAGGCTTTGCTGCTCAACGGGCTCATCGTCGGCCATGTACAGGCCGGAACCGTAGCCAATCGGAGATTTCCTGGCTTGCCTTGCGGACTTAACCGGCAAGTACCCAGCATCGTAGGCCATTGACTACCTACTTGTTTCCGGTGCCCGCCTGATCTGCCCATGCCGATGGGCTTGGGGCTGCCTGCCCAAAGAGCCCGCCAATGAATTGACCTATGCCGCCAGCCACATCGCCCATCCCGGCCCAGAAACTAGAGGGAGGAGCCACGCCAAAGACTTCTTTGTAGATAGCCTGCGAGCGCGGGTCTCGGGGGTCGAGGCCGGTGAACCTAAAGAACTCGTCTGCGTCCATGCCCTCGGTCATCTGCCTAAGGGCCAGCATCTCTGGGTCGCTTGGCTTGTTCTCGTTGGTCACAATTCTTTGAGCAATCGGCTGTTGTGCCCGGAGGTGAATTCTCCTGGCTTCTTCGGGCGGGGTGCCTTCTTTGATCGAGCCGTCAACTGCCATGCGGAGGCGCTGAAGGGTAGAGCCATCGACTGGCCCGCTCTGGATGGAGTTCAGGTCACCGCCGAACTTGTCTACCCCCTTCGGCCCGCCCTGGTTGGCAGCCCATTGCTGAAGTGCCGCTTGGTCAAGTCCACCCTTCATCATGAGGGCAGCCGCTTTGTCCCAGCCCATGTTGGGGTTTGCTTGGTGAGCAAGCATCAGGACGTTGGCTGTTTCCTGCGGAGTCTGGGCACGTTGCAGGCTGTCGAAGAACTGAACCTGGGCAAGCGGCATACCCCACGTTGATGCCCGGCCTCGCTGGTCTTGGCGGTTCTTCCAGTTGACGGCGATCTGGGCCTTCTGCTTCCTGCGAAGGTTGTCCAGCACCATCCTGTTTGCGCCACGGGCACCAGCCAGAGTCGGGTCGTTCAGTTCGTTGCCTTCGTTGTCGGTTGCGCCATCTCTAATTCCGGAGTCATAGGCTTTCTCAAGTTCTTCCATGGTCATCGTGCCGCTGGCCAACTCAACAGCAAACCTCTCCGCAGCCCGGTCTAGGAACTGCTTCTTCTTGCGGGCATAGACTTCAGTATTGGTTCGGGCTTGAACGCGATTGCCCTCTGAGTCAACTGCATCTTTGGTGTCGGCAATTTCATTAAGCCGGCCACGGGCAACAGCGTAGTCGGTCTCTGCGTTGACTCCCTTGGTGGCAAGCCAAGTCTCAAAGTTCATGGTGGTTCGGCTGCCTTCTGGAACCTCGGCCATGTACCGCCGCTGTAAACGGTTGAGGCCACCCAGCCCTTGTTCAGCCCGGAGCCTGCTCCACCTGGCAATGGAAGGGGGCAGGGCTTCCTCTCCTGGCAGGGGTGCGTCGGTCGGCTCGGTGCCGTCTTCCTCTAGGACGCTGTTGTTGAGTTTGGCACGATCAACATGGGCCTCAATCATGGCCAAGTCTTGCTCTAACTTGCCGGTTCTCGCCTCGGTGGCTTCGGCCTGCTTGTCAACCGCAATGATGGGCTCGTCCCAGGCGGGCGTGGCTTCCCTAACGGCCTGATCAATAGGGCCCTTTACGTCTTGATCTACCTGACGCTCTAGGTCATCAAGAGACCATGCGTTGTCCCAGTCCTGCTTGGCCTTGGCCTCATCTTCCTTCTTGTTCCGCTGCGACTGGGCCCATGCCTGCTCTGCTTCTCGCCGGCCACGGGCCTCGCTAAGTTGCTGTGCTTGCTGCTCTTGGCTAAGGGCACCAGGGTCTCTGTGCATCTCGGCCCTGTGCATCGCGGCATCTTCATCAGACACTACAGGAGTGGTCAGCCTCATGCCCCGGGCAGCCTGCATAGCGGGCACTGCACCACGGGTTTCATGAGCAAGGTTGGACTCTGTGTTCATGTCCATGTTCGCAGCCTGCATCTCCTCAACGCCCCGCTGGGAGTCCATGGCTGCGGCCTGCGATGCCCGGATTCTGGCCAGAGATGCCCCGACATCGAACGGCCCGGCTTGACCGGGGCCAGGCACGATGCGGCTGGAAACGTGGGGAGGAAGGGTGCGAGGGCCAAACTCACCAAATGGTCTGCCTGACATTATCGACTCCAGTTCTGGGCGGTCTGCGTGTTGAGGCTTGGCTTAAGCGAACCCATCCGTTGCATTATCCGGATTCGTTCGGCGGGGCTCAGGCCACTAAACTCGGCGTGGCGACCAAAGGGATTGACCCCAACTGGATCGCCGGCCCCGACAGCAACTTCATCGAGAGGCATCTGCTCCATGGTCGGACGCTCCGGGTCATTGCCCCAGGCAGCCGGGAGTTCTCGATCCTCGTACATCTTTTTCCGCAGGGCAGAGATGGGCAGTCCAATGGCGGCGGCACCAAGCCCATACTTAGTTGCAGCACCAGCAAACTGGCCCCAAGTTCTTCCGCCCTTCTTGTCTTTAGGCTTGCCAACGTCCTCCGGAATGGTCTCCGCTTCAACGTTGGGCCTTTCAGACTCGGCATCGGACTCGGCCTTCTGGGCGTCAGCGTTGGCTTCGGCCTCTTGCTCAACTTCCTTAGGAGGCTCTTGTGCCTTGCGGTTGTCGGGCGTGTCCTCGCTCGGCTGCTTGGGTGCTTCTGCTGGGTCGAGTTCGGTGGCTGCACTATCCAGCGGGTCGATGGGTTTCTCGGCTTCTGCCACAACCGGCTTGGCTTCAGGGGCAGGGGCGGCCTCGGCTGCCTGCTTGGCGGGAACCGGATCAATACCGGCAGCAATGCGAGCATCGGCCAGTTCTTTTTCGACCTGCTCCTCGGACACAGCCTTCTGGCCCCTGCGACCCTTGGTGTTGACCACGGGCTTGTCTTCGCTGGTGCCCACCTGGGAAGGCTTGGCGTCTGCCTTCTTGCCGTACCGGCTCGTAAGCGACTCAAGGATAAGGGCCTGACGAAGTTCGTCACGAAGCGGCTCTAGTTCTTGCTGGCTAGGGGCATAGGTATAGCCCTGTTCTTTGCCGGGCCCGATGTTCGCTTTCTGTCCGGTAGCCCGGATGGCCGCCGCCTTTTCTGCATCAGACAAAGCCAGGTCTCTGTACTTCTGGTGAAGAGCCTCGATGTCTGCCCTAATCTCGTTGGCGGTGCGGCGGGTTTTGATCTTGCCGCTTTCATCAACTTGGCCGTTGTACTTCTCTGCCTCAAAGTCCCGCTTGCTGGCAGCCCGACCCTCAACCAGTTCTTGGGTGCGGTTCGGATCGGGCAATTTCTCTGACGGGCTCCACTCGGCCGGGCCACTTGGGTCTTCTTTGGCGGCCCGCTTGGATTCGATGGGAGTGTTAATCTCGGCAATCTGCTCCTTCATCATGCCGTGAAGGTCAGTGCCGGGCTTTACCGTTCGCCCCTCGATGCCTCGGCCTGACTCAATAAACCAATCGCCAGGGACGCCATCAACGTCATCTACTACGTCTTTCGTAGCCCGGTCAAGCATCCGGGTGCCACGCTCGGCAGCATTAATCTGGGCGAGGTTTTCAGTGAGCGGAGTCGGTGCAAGCGGGCCCTGCCACTCGGACTCGGGCCGGGCGGCGGTGTCTGCGGCGGCGGGAATGCCGTTCAGGTCTTGGGTTGTGCCTTCCGAAAGTTCCAGCCCTTGCCCCTTAGGTGCGGGCTCGGCAGTGCGAATGTCATCGGGCACACCAATCTCGGTGTAACTCTTGCCCCAGTTGTCACCAAACCGGCGGCGAAGTTGCTGCTCAAGAGCGGGGATGATTTGCTCGGAGTAGTACCTCAGGTTGGCCTTTGACCCTCTCGGCACTCCGGCCTGGTCGGCAGCCTCGGATACATCTCGGGGCGTTTTGGCGAACGTCTCGCCCGTCATCTCCGCGAGTTGTCGGTCTGCCCGCAGGCCTTCTTTCAATCCACCAATCTGGCTTGGGCTGGTGGGGTTGAAGCGATTGGCAAGAACGTCAGGCGTGACGTTCCGCATGAGATACTCAGCCATCTCTCTTGGGCTAGAGAAGTTGGCGTTGGGGGACAGTTTGAATTCTGCATTAGGGTTAGCCCTAAGCATCAGGTACATCTCCATCAACGGATCGACTTCACCGATGCCGTCTTGGAGAATGTTGCTCGCCTTCTTGCCGTCGATGGCCTTCAGGAACATTTGATCGAATTGCTGTTGCGGGCTGGTCAGCGACCCCCTGGCCTTGAAGTCAGACAGCGGGCCAGGATCAATGCCTTGCTCGGCTCTCTTGACTCGGGCTAGGTCAGCATCGCCAAGCCGACCTTCGACAGAAACCACGGGCTTGCGTGAGCCGCCTTCCATCTCCACCCAATCAACATTGGTCTGGGTGCGAAGGCCAGGCTCTTCCCTAAGGCTGGAGGTAGCGTTGTCGGTGTTGGGGTCTTTGAGGTTCTTTTCTTTGGGCTTCACGCCCGCAGGAAGTTCGGGCCGTGGGTAGCGAGACAGTTCGGTGGGGTCAGTGCCGGTGTCGGTCGGGTACTCGGCAGTCGGAACAGGCTTTCTCCGGCCGTCGTTTGTGGCATCGGCAGCATCGGCAGCCAGCACAGCCTGACGTTCGGGGGACATGGGCATCCCCTTCATCGCTTCAAGAATCTCCCTGCCCTCGATGCTCAGGTTGGCCTGACGCTTTGGGTCTTGGAACTCCTTGACCAGCAACTCAAACAATGCCCGCTTCTGGTCGCCATTGGCACCGGAGTAGAACTTCTGGAGCGTGGCCCGGCCCTCGGGGGTACGCACCATCTCCCGCATCATGTCAGCCTGGGGAATCTCCACCATGCGGCGGTTCAACTCCAGGGCTCCGTTCTTGTAGCCAAGGAGTTTGCGAAAACGCTCAAGGTTCTCGGGCGGTGCCGGAACCGGCGGCTGGACTTTGGGCTTCCGGGTTGCCATTAAGCGATCTCCTCGTCAGCCTCTTCGTCATCTTCAGTCTTCTTCTTGCCGACCGTCACGCCCTTAGGCAGATCATCCTTAGTGACTTTGGGTGTCTTGGGCTTGCCGTTCTTCTCTTCATGGAGATCAACAAGGTCATCGTTCTCGTCTTGGTCTTCGTCTTCCTTCTCGTCCCTCTCCTTGCGGCTGCGTTCATGCAACGGCTTAGATGCCTTGGCTGCCCCGCGAAGAATCATGCGGAGTTGCCGTGGGGTGAGGTCTTCAAGGTCAAGTCCGACGAGATGAGATGACATCGCTAAATCCTTAAGCCAACTTAGATAGAAGGGCTAGACGAAGGGACATTTGGGCTCTGGCCCTGGCCTGTGCAAGTGACGCACGGTTACGCTGGCCAGCCATACGCACCCCAAAATTTGCAGCGTTCATTCCCGTCTGAATCCCGAAGTTGTGATTCAGTCGGTCATCAACCATCTGCTCGTAATTTGCTTTTTGGTTCTCGTTAAAGGCCTGGTCTTCGCCACGGATACCAGCCGCCGCACTGGCACCCTCCGCAATGCCGGCTGCTTGGGCCTGCCCAGCCCGCATCTTGTCCATTGCACCGCGAGAAAACCCCGCACGGTCGCTCTGGTTCATGGCCCCCCGGGCATCGCCCTTCTGGTAGCCCTGTGCAATGGCGTTGTTTGCTGCACTTTCCGTAGTGGAGTCAGCAATAGTCCTTGGCTTGCTCAAGCCAGAGAGAGCGGAGACTGGGTTCTTCAGCCCCAGTGCCGAGCGAGGAGTCAGAGTTGGGCTGGCACCAATCATTCAAGTAGTCCTATCAAGGCGTTCCGCCACTGGCTCATCATCTCGATCTGGTTTTGCTGCATCTGCGAGGCGAGGTTCATCTGATCAACCCGCTGGCTGGCAGCCTGTTGGTATCGCTGTGCCCGCTGTTGCTGCCCTTGCTGGAGGAGTTGCTGCTTTTGCTGCTGGCGTTGGGTATTGGTCTTGGCGTTTTGCTGCTCGACGCTGCGGCCTAGGTTGGCCTGGTTGGCAAACATCTGGGACTTGGCGAAGTCCTGAACTGCCTGATTGCCGGTCGCTGTCCCGGTGTTGGCGTTGACCTGAGACTCTTTCTTAAGACCTGAAAGCAAGTTGCCTTTGTTGACAGATTGCCCATTCGCCTGCATGGTCGGCTGATAGGCTGTCGGATTTGGGGCTGACGGAAAACGCATGGCTATCCCAGCAATGAGTTGCGAAAGATGCTCACGCCACCACGACCGTCAGTGCTGACGTTGTGGCCGCCAAATCCAGCCATGCTCATCAAGGCAGCGTTTCTTTCCCTCTTGGCGTTTAGGGACTGACGAAACATCTCTTGGGCGTTGTTATGCTTGGCCGATTCAGCCTGCGACTGCATGGCCTGAAGGTTGGCTTCGTGGCCCCGCTGTTGCTCTTCACGGGCCTGCAACGTCCGGTTGGCGTGTTCCTGCCCCCATGTCCCCATGGTCTGGTCGATCATGCCCTGGAGAGACTTGGCGTTCTGGGCGTTGCCAACTGCGGCGTGAAAGGCACCGGACTGACCGTGGCCGGAGCCGAAGTTCCCGTATCCGTAGCCTTGAGTAACGCCGTTCCAGTTGCTTTTGTTGGCCTTGGCGTTTTCGACTATCTGGGCCTGCGCATTCTCTTGCTGCTCTTTGCGCTCTCGCTGCCGCTTCAAGAATTCTTCAGACGGATTCGGTTGGCTAAAACCAAACATCGTTGTCTCCTGCCCTATTTATGTCTTGGCTAAGGCCGTGGTGGGCAGAGGCAATTCAGCCAGGCAGTTGTCTAGGATTTCCCGGCGATACATAGGTAAACCCCAACCGCGAACACCCTTTTTCTCAACGGGCGTGAAAGTGCATTCTTAGTTCTGCACATCAGGATCAGGCTTAGGTGACGAACTAAGTTCCTTCTCCCAATCCGCCACTGCCTTGTCTATCAACGTGTAGGCAATGGGTGCAAAGAAAGGGATATGCCTTTTCCGGGCAGCCTGCCGCAGCCAGCCGCAGACCACCTCACGGTTGTCCCTAACCCACTGGGGGCCGTGTAAGTCCATAGTGCGGGCCTTCTCTTCACAGCCGCAGCCCCCGGTTGGCCGGATCAGCACCCACTTGAGCAACTCTTCCAACTTGGCCCCCGCCCCGCCTGATGGGTAGGCAGGGTGGTCGGTTTCAATAGTCCACTGGTCGCCGTTCTGCTCGACCACGCAGGCCATGGCATCATCGAGGGGAGTGTCCCGCTCTCGACACCTAGCAATGAAGAAGTCTTTATGTCCGGTGATCCTCATGGGAATGGGTTCTCCATGGGCGGCGGCAGGGCACGGCGGCGAGCCTTCAGGGTGACAGTGACCTTTGGCGGTTTGTTCCAGTAGTCCTGCATGGCGGCTTCGCATTCGCCGCCAAATGCAGAAGGGTTGAACTCTGGTCTGGCTGGGCCAACAAGAGTTGCCTCTATGTCTCCTTCCTTTATGTCGGAGTCGACCGTGTAGTATTGCCGCCAGCGGTCGAATGCAATGCTGAATACATCAGGCACTGTGTAAATCTGAATAAAGAATCCACCTTGTATTCTCCCCTTTCCGTCCGGGGGCACCGGAATGCAGTTGGGGAATTGGGCCTGCTCAGAGTTGATAGAAGTGTCTGTAATTGCTGCCAGCACAAGATGGTTCTTGCCGGGGAAAACAGGATCGTTTTTGTACTGGCACAATAACTTGCTTGTTTGACTGGCAAAAGCAGCGTCGTTGCCAACGGCGCAGTAGTCAAAATCACCGCCGCATTCCGTGGGGATGGCGGGGTTTTCGTACACCCGCGACAACGAAATGCTTCCCCACTCAACCTTGATGCGCTCTATATCGACGCAAGTGTTTTGAGGCGGTGGCTTGCCGCAGCAATCACAGGCGTCGGGATCATCTACAACAATCAGCCTCCCCGCCTTGGCCGCAAACTTCCCGTTCTTGAGAAGGAACTTTGCCATCAGGGGCATTCCTCTGGCGGCATATATTCCTCGATAGCCTTCACCCGCTTGTCGAGTTTTTTCAACTTGTCTTCAAGTTCTTGGACTTTGCGTGCAGTCTTTTTGAGGTCGTTAGCCTGTTGCTTTAGTACCCCACAAATGTCGTTTCCAAAGCACTTGCCAGCGTTGTCTGCCCGTCGCTCTAGTCTGCTAAGACGATCAAGGGCTTCTTGTAGTTTCCGGCGCAGATCGTCCAGCCCGCCACCGCCAGAGCCGTCAGACCCATCAATGCCATTCACGGCATCTCGGACTGCCTTTTCAATCGCTCGCTGTATTGCCTCGTAATCCACCACTCCGTCTTGGCCTCTGGCACCATCTAAGCCAGTGGAGCCAGCCGCACCCGCCACCCCGTCCCTGCCGCCCTGCCCCGCAGTCCCGTCCTTGCCGTCGATCCCGCTCTGGCTTTGGAAGGGTGGCTGTTCGGCGGGCCGGAACTGATTGCGGAACCCGGTCGTGATGTTGTCCCGGGAGATAGTCCTGTTGCTGCTAGTGCGCGACGAGTTGTTGCCGCTCGGGTTGGAGGCACTGAGGAGCCGCTGGGCAATCTCGGCCCCCTGACCACCGGGCAGGCCCAGTGATTGGGTAAGCAGAGCCGCGACCTGTTGGGCTGCCTGTTGGCTAATTGCCATGGCTACTCGCCCTTTTCGTTGACGCCCATCAGGTCAACGGAGTGGACAACCACCGGGCCGGCATTCGTCTGTTGGCCCCACAACTGGATAGCAACGTGGGTGTCGTTGCCTGAGAAGTCCTCTAGTGTGCGGCCAGCAAACAGGGCTCGGGCCACTCCGTTAGTCTCGGCCTCTTGATGGGGCAATATCTTTAGGTTGACGTAGGCGGCTGGCACTTCGTCATCGTGAATGAACCCTACCCCACGATCACGGCGGGCGACATTGGCCCGGGGTGTCTTGGAGCCGTTGTAGTAGAGAGACAGGTTGAGCCGGCAGTCCTGTTGGGTCGGCTTGTAGACCACCGAAATCTGGCGGCTTTGTTGCTGGGCACCATTGCGGGCTTGGCCGTCAGTGACAAACTCAAAGTTTCCGCTCTTGTAGGAGTAATTCACCGGCTTGCCTTCGTCGGTCAACCCCACCCCCAGCCGATACAAGCCGTCATCGCTGCCGTGAATCTGGATGATTTGGCCGTCAGAGGCTCGGAGGTCGGCGGCTGCGGAGAACTGCTCGGGGTACTCTTCTAGCCAGAAGGTTTTCGACTGCGGTGAGTAGACGATCTGGCGGGTTGGGTAGTTGCCGGTGTCGCCCTTGAAGCAAACGTGGGCTCGTATCAGCCCCAGTGCCCGGTCGGCCCGGACGATAAACCACTTGCGCTTATTGAAGTCGATTTCTTGGAGGCTCTTGTCGTTGTTCTCTCGGAACATGGAGTCCAGCCCAAGAGACAAAGCCTCGACATTGCCTTGTTGATCGAGCGAATAGAGCCCAAAGTCATCGAGGATATAGGCAATACCCTGAAACAAGTCCCAGCACCGCTGATTCAGGCAGCCCCGATAGGCAATCAGATTGGTCGTGGCATCAACTGAAGGAGTATTCACGAACGACAGCCGATGGCAGTGCCGGGATTGGGTGACAATCAGGGCTCCCGCATACGGGATCAGGGCAGTGATGTAGTCAGTGTCGCGGACATTGGTTTGCAGGATCAGTTCGTTGACTTCTGGAATAGCCTCGGGCTCATCGGCCTCGGAATACATGAGGGTATTCGGCTTCGTTCCGCCGGTATCTACGGCCAGCCATGCTCGATCTTGGAAGACCACGCCCACCGCAAAGTTTGTGGGGGGCACGCCAAACCGATTGGCATTCAAGGAGCCGTCTGCCAACAGGATTGGCATGGCAAGGAAGCCCTTGCGCTCGGGGTCGGTCAGGTCGTAGTCGGATAGCGTGTCTACGAAGGTGTTGGCCTTGTCGAGTTTGGCAACAAGGAACAGGGTGGTCGCCTGATCGGAAGAAGTTCGCCACAATTCAATAGCAGTGGCACCGTCAGCAAGGGCCCCCACCGTCCAAGTCATGGCCGATGCCCCGTCGCCGCACTTCACTTCGTTGACGGGAGACAGGTTGCTATAGAGCGGGCCACCTTCGGAGGCGGATACGGTGTCGTTCACGAAGCGGTAATAGCACTGGTAAGTTCCCCTAAGAACTGGCCGCATGATTGCCAGCCCCTTGGCGGTTCTCACCCCGCCGGCATCCTCGTCAATCAACTCTGGCGGGAACAAATACTTCTTGCTTGGGTCATCGACAATGAGTTTGACAATCCGGCCTTCGTCATCAATCTCGGTGTCGATCTTGCTGCCATCTGTAGCGTAGAAAACCGGCGGGGTGAGGTAGCCATAGCCAGGATCAGAAAGGGTGGCACTGAGCGGAACCTGTCGGGCCGGGCTGGCGTCGGTACAAGTCTGGTCATCGGGGCAGTCAGAGGAGCCATAGACCGCACCCTTCACCACTACCGGGCAGCCCTTGATGTAGTTGGTGGCGTTATAGATTGGGTTGCCCGTCCAAGAAACACCAAAGGCAGTCGTTGTTTGAAGGTAGGCATACACCTCATCGCCGCGTTGATAGCCAGAGCCAAAGTCAAAGACTTGAATGCTTTGGACTGTATCGCCCAGAGGAACGGCTTCATCTATGGGGTCAATGTTTGCACATCCAGCGGGGTAAGTGACGCCACACGTTTCTGATGGGTCGGGACTGCCGCCGTTGTCTGTAATGCCATAATACCACTTTCCAAATGCAGTTAGTTCTATGTAAAGCGAAGCCCCTGTGCCACTGCCACCGCAGGCCGGAACGATGAAGCCCTCTCGCCATTTTTGGCGGTAACCGCCCTTGCCGTCATATTGAAAAGCCTGAAATGCACCGTCGCTATTTTTGTAAAGTTCCCAATAAACAACGCCGGTCTTGTAGTCCCCGCCGGCCCCGCCAATCAGTTTCAGGCTGGCCTTACCGCCCTTGCCGGTGACCGGGACTCCGGGCTGGTCAGTGAACTTCACTAGCGGAGTTTTGACGTACCCAGCCCCACCGTCAGTGACTTCAACTTCAGAGACTTCGCCACCGGATATGCGGGTAACTGCCTTGGCTTGCCGTGAGTCGGTGCCAGTTGGCGCTCCAATGAAAACAGCGGGGGCAAGCCCATAGCCACTGCCAACATCGGTTAGGTCAATGCGGGCAACGTAGTACCGCAGTTCGGTGTTGACGGCGATTTCCGGCTTTGCAGAAGGGGCCTGGAGTCCAACTGGCCTGAGTTTCCCGCTAGGGCCCCGCACCAGACCGCGAGTGCCATAGCCCTGGTAAATGTAGACCTCACCCCGCCGGCCTTGGGAAAAGGCTACCGGCTGGCTGGGGTTAAAATACTTGCTGATCCCAGGCGCAGCGGTGAACCCAGTGCCCGATCCTTTAATGCTCGATATGGAACCATCGGCTTCGTAAGCCAGGATGGTGTCTGTCTGGTTTGGGCCAACTGAATAGCCCCACAATTCAAGAAACCTACGGCCATAAGCGAACAACTTCGTCATGCCAGCCCTGACAGTAAGTTGCCCAGGCACCATGGAGGTGATGTTGGTCTGCTCGACGGCCCCGCCGGGGGGCAGGATGTAGGGGCTGGCAGTGCTAGTGAGCCCAAACCATTTGTTGAGTCGCATCAGCCGCACGCTCCGAATACGGTGTCAGATGCACCACCAAACACATCTGGCTTGAGTGGGCAAACACCATTGGCATTGGGGCCACCCATGCCGCCGCCACCAGTACCCTGGTCGGTTCCCGGCCTGAGATACCAAAAGCCCATGTAACTGGGATTGGCCGCAGCCCTGCCAGAGAGCGGAGCAACGGCATCGGACTCAAAGGCCAGCCGGAGGTCGCGGCTATAAACACCAATAGCCCCCTCGACGTTCTTGCCTGTCAGGCGGGAAAGCCACATTTCGCAACCCGAAAGTAGGGCCGAATACATCCCGGGCGATATGTCCAGATAGTCGGTGACGAGGCATTTGACCCCAGCGTAGGAGACATTCCCAGCCGGGCTCCAAACGCTTACCGAAGTAGGGCCGTTGAACTCACAGATAAGCCCTTCGTCGGTGTAGGCATTCATGCCTGTCAGGCTTTCGGGGTGCTTGGCGGCATCCCGGGAGACACGAAGGATGCTCCCCAACATGAGGCTGGTGAACTGGGTGCCAACCCCGGTCACTGTCGTGCCTTGCCAACTTACGGAACCGCTGCGGGCCTGTGACTCCCAGCCGGTGTACCGAATGTCCCTTGGCCTGCGTCTGTAGGTCAGGACACAACGCTGCGTATCCTGCCACCCACTGAACACCTTCAGGTCAAAGCGATCAGGGAACGACGAAGACGGCATGACCGTCCAAATGAGCCGCAAGTTTTGGTTGTAGGTCGAGCGATGCAGCCGTTCAAATTCAGTAGGGGAAACGTACTGTGCCGCCGATCCCGGGGCATCGAGCATCTGAATCGAGTCCACCGACTGACAACCCCATGGCAGGGTATAGGCCAGAACGGAGTTGCTGGGGCCCAGGTCGATTTCCTCGACCGTGTGATACCACCTCCAATCCCTGACGGTGACCAACTCTCGGTAGGCGTGGAACAGAGACTGCCGGAGAACCCTATGCTCTTGATCTTGGGCCCCACCACCAACGGAGTCCATCAGGTAACTTATTGCGTCGAATGCCGTATACACCGCACACCGCTCTTTCTGATGCTACCGGGTCACCCAATCCGACCGTCAATGCCCGCCCCGGAAATCTTCATCCGGTCACCGCTCTGGCTGACGCACACAAAATCGTTCCCGTCTGAAGCCACGCCCCGCCAACGGCCTGCGGGAATGTCAATGCGAGTCCAGTTGGTGCCGTCTTTGGTGACCACAAGGATGCCGTCACCAATGGCCGCAAGAACGCGGTCGTTGTAGGCCAATTCCCAGTAGTCAGTGGTCGCCGTGATTGCTGGCAGCGTTGCCCGCTTTACCCACGTTTGACCAAGATTCGGGCTGGCAGAACTCCAGATGTCTCTGGTAATGGCCGACACGAAGGGACTGTCAATGCCGACCAATGCCCATGCTGTCGGGGCGGCGGCTGTTCCAAGGACGCCACTGCGGGCAATCAAGAGGCTTCTCGGGTCACGCCAGTTGGCTGGGAGATTGGTGTCGTTTCCATACGCAACAGGCTTGTAGGTAGTCCACGCACCGGCATTGAAGGTTTCAACGCGCTGCGGAGTCGTAAACATGAAGTAGTCATTGCCGCCGTAGGCCGATGCAACGAAGCCGGGAGAGTCAATGACGCGGGTGGTGCCGTTGCTAAGAAACCCGGTTGCCGTTGGGTGAACCCAAACGACGTTTGCGTTATTTTGCCCGGTGAGGAAAATCCTGTTGTTGCCCACTGCGATAGAGCGAATAGTGCCACCGTAGTTGTTGCTCGGCGATCCAGCCGCTTCGGTGGCCCACGTTTTCGCGTTGTCGGTGGATACGGCAATCCGAGCGTAAGTCTCAGTCAGGCTTTTTGTCCATAAAGCCGCAGCAACCCACCGCCCGTTGGGCAGGCCCGCCACGGCGGTATAGGAGTAAAAGTAATCCGCAAAGGGAAGCACAGCGTCCGTCCAGTTCACGCCGTCCGCAGACCACGAACAGCCCGCGCATGGGGGAACTTGGCCGCTAAGTGTCGGACGCTCTACGAATGGCGGATAACCCTTCTGGTTGCCAACGGCGACATAGACTCCATTTGCATAATGGATGCTCTGATAGCCAATGTCCCGCGACTGACTTATGAGGCCCTTGTACGTTGAGCCAAGCCACTGCCTGATGCTCATGGGCCACCCATTGTTTTGGCGTAAGCCTTTTCCCGCTTTGCCATTTCTTGGGCGCAGTTATCGAGGGCGGCTTGTAGAGTTGCCCAGCGTTCAGCCTCTTCCTTTTCATAGGCGGCTTGCTGTGCCTTGTGGGCTGCAATCGCGGCCTGAATGACCGGGTTGTTTTCGGGCGACACAAAGTCATCTGGAGTGTCTGTCATGCGGCCACCATGTCTCCAAAGACCCACCAAGTCGTGTTGTCAATCTTGACAACTCTCGCACTGGTCATCGGGCCACGAAGGCGAACACGGGCCGCAACGCCACCCCCAAGGCTACCGTCACCGGAGCCTCCAATAGCCGAGTTGTAGAACAGCGATACGCCCGCAGCCGCTTGGATGTAACAGAACGCTCCAGTGTTTGTGTTGTTGACAACCTCAAACACCATGCCAGCCGGTATGGCTGCATTGTTGGGAAGATTGATAGTTCTGGTGGAAGTTGTTGCCACAAGCACTTTCCCCGCGTCGGCCGCAGTAATCGTGGGGCTGGCTTGGGGGAACGTCACCAACTGAAGCGGGCCAATCGCAGTCGAGTTGATCGAACCTTGGGCGAACGTGTTAGCCGTCCCTTGGAACGTCATGTCCTTCGTGACGGTACTGCTCGTTATGATGTTCCCCACCGAGTCAATAGTGGTGAGGTTCTTTGAGTCATCCGACGCATACCGCACTGGCGGCAACAGTTGGGTCGCCCCGGCTTTTGGCTCACGATCCATAGGTCACCGTTAGTAAAGGATTGTCCAGAAATTAGCGCCGACTTTCCGCAGCACAACTTGCGAGAGCGGGCCGGGAATCTGTACTTCTCGACCAAACCCACCGTCCACGATGTCGCCCGAGTTCCCGCCCACCAGCCTGCCGTTCCAGTTCAGGGCAACATCGGCAGCGGATCGGATCGTTGTCACGGCAGTGGCACTGGCGTCAATTACCTTGATTTCAGTGCCCACCGGAAGTGGCAGGGCAGTGTCGTTGGGGATGGTAACGGTGACCGGCGCGGCACCTGTGGACTGATTAGCAATCGTGGCCCCCGCGTCCGAAACAACTAGCGACCGGCTGACGACAATCGGAAAGTAGGTCACGGCCGCAGGGTTGGGGGTGAACGTAGCAAGGGTGGCGGTGTTGCTGGTTGCGACCCACACGGTTCCGTTGCTCGCAAGTCCGTTCCACGCTAACGCGGAAGGCATAGCAACCGTTGTCCAATTCAACCCATCTACAGAAGTCAGTGCCGTGCTGGTGTTTGGGGCAACCATCATCCATCGGTTGCCTCCAAACTCAAGGCATTCCCAATCGGCAGAAGTCGGCAGGGTCACCTGACTCCAAGTCACGCCGTCAGTTGAGGTCACGGCTACGTTGCCGGTGCCGATGGCAATGAATCGCCCATTGGCAAAAAGAATATCCTTCCACGCCAAGGTGAGCGGGAGATTGAAGGTTGTCCACGTTGACCCGTTGGTGCTGGTCAGGCCAATGGACACCGCAGCACTGTTATTTGACCCCACCGCAACGAAGCGACCGGCCCCCCACGCAATGCCAGCAATGTCAGTGACCCCCGCTGGCGCAGCGGCTTGATTTGTCCACGCGGTTCCGTTAGTGCTTGTTCTGGGCACTAGCGTTGTGGCCGAAGAGTTGTACGGCAGGGTGACAAAGAGGCCGTTTCCAAAAGCAAGGCACCTGCCCCCTGCACGGTAAGTGCCGGATGTGAGTGCGGCTCCCATAGGCCGAACAGTCCAAGCCTTACCGTCCGCACTGGAATAGGCTGGCGGCTGCACGACTCCACTCGCTGATCGCTGCACCGTCACCCATGTTCCGTTACCGAAGACGGCACGGGTGGTGGAGACAGCCCCGCCGGGCCTGCCGGTGCCTTGCTGCCACGTTGCGCCGTCCACGCTCCACCGGGAGTTTTCGGCAGTGAACAGACCGCCGTTGAAAGCAATAGCACCGAGAGGCGGGCCAGATGGTGTGGCGGGTGCCCAAGTTCCGCTGGTGAAAGTGCCTGCCCAATCCAGCCACGGCAAACGACGCCACTGATTTTGGGCTACGCACAAGTACAGAAAGGCGGCATCCCAGCAAATCATCCCGGCCTCGCCTGGTGCAGTCTGCGAAGCGGGAGTGTTGTTTTGCCGCAGCCGCATGGTGTTGGCATTGATGTCGAGCGGTGCGGTTGTGGTGAAGGCGGAACCACCGCCCAGTGCAAGCGGGCCACTCATCCAATCGCCCGCCACGTTCACATAGCGGGCATCGGCATCGGCCTGCGTGAGCCCACCGCCGCTCGATGAGATCGTCCCATCAGCGGCGATAGTGATGTTCGTGCCCTGCTTGACGCCACCCAAAACCGTAGTGGTAGCAACCGGAAGCGTGTAGGCAGTCGGGATCGTTGGCTTGTTCGTGAGGTCGTTATAGGAACCCGTAGTAGCCACCGTAGCCAAGCCAGTTACCTGACCGGCAGTATGGGTGTGGGAAGCAGCGGCTGCCCCTAATTCGGCAAGAGTGGGGCGGGGGTGAGTGTGATCCTCGCGGGCAAACTGTGGCGAAGTGCCAATGGCACCAGTGGCCGCAAGGGCTACACCGGCAGCGTCGGCAGCGGTTGGCACGGCATCCCGAACAGCCTTGAGTTGGGCAGCGTCCACAACTCTGGTGGCCGTTCCAGCCGTGACCGCAGCGGCATCAGCGAGTTGCACCGTGCCACGGACGGTCGTGCTGCCAATGGGGATTGTCGTTGCTGGCGTGTAAATCTTGCCATCAGTGCCCAAGCGAGTGGTGTTGCCAAGTTCAGCGGAGACTTCCGTAGGGCCAGCGGGCCCGGTGGCCCCCCGGATAGACACCCAGCCATCAATAGCACCGGCATAAATCTTGATGTCGCTAACTGACATTACGCTAACTCTCCGGTTGGACTAACCACACTGGCCCCTGCACTCGTCAGATCACCTCACCAACCAGATAGCCCCAGCGTTCATGCCGGTCGGGGGAGTGGCCGCGACGTTGTTGAAGACCTGTGCATTGGCACCGGCATCACCCTTCAGGCCCTGCGGGATCGTCATGTTCAGCACAACATTGTTTGGGTTCGCAAGGTCGCCGTCCGTAACGACAGCCGCACTGCCCGCTGCCCCGGTGGTGATAGTTCCAACCGAGACAGTGGCGTTGGTGCCAGCGTTACCCGTGTTGCCAGTAAGTCCCTGCGGGCCCCGCAATGGGCCGACGTTCACCCACGCCGTTCCCGTCCACACCACACCGTCACCAACGGCGGCAGGGCCAACACCAGAGGCAGGGGCACCCGTCAAGGATGCAGCGTTGCCCAAGATGTAGAGGTCGTTGGTAGCGGGAGTAGCCACTGGCGGGTATGCCGTGGCCGTTCCTTTAATGACTGCCGCCGCGCCCGTGTCCCCCTTCGGGCCCTGCACCAACCCAAAATTGAAGATAGCCGCCGAAGGGGTGCCGGAATTGGTGACGGTTGGGGTAGCGCCCGGAAGCAGGCTGTTGACCGTGCCTACCTGAATGGTGGCCGCAGCACCCGGCTGACCGGCTGGGATTCCGAAGGTCAGGTTGGCAGTGCTGGGGTCAGGGTTGGAGTCGGTGACTGTTGGGGTAGCCCCGGCAGGGAGAGCCGTCACGCCAGCAATGGTAATCGTGGCGGGGGTGCCGGGTGCCCCGTTATTGCCCGTGGTGCCACGCAGCGAAACCCAAGCGGTGCCATCCCACACTCTTACGTCCGAAACTGACATGGTAATAACCCTTTCTTACGGGAGATAACTGACAAAAACGGTTAGGGGTGGATCGGGAAGGAGCCTTACGGCTACTTCCTCAACGGGCACAAGATCATCGCCATCGAACCGGGCAACGGTTTCGGTAAGCCATTGGTCACCCTTGCGGGGATTGGCAGGGGCGTTGGGCTGCGGGCCAGAGACTTGGATGGAAATACCGTCAGCACCCGGCGGGCCTTGAATGCCACCACCGCCGCCACCACTACCAGTTCCGGTAGGGACGATTTCCCAACTTGTTCCCGTCCAGTAACGAAGTGTTGCCATGGTTAGTGAGCGGCTTTCAGTCGTAGGCTGGGTAGGAAATGCCATCAAGCCAAACGGTATTCAGCGCGTTGTCGCAGGAAACGCCGACCTGCCGGTTCACCTGAAGAGTCGCATACCCGAAGTGGCGACCGGCTGGGCTTGTGTTCTTGCACGCCAGCGGGATCACCATTTCCTTCAACGGGGCGGGGATCGACGGCGGCAACTGGAAAGCGTTTGCAATGTATCCCGCACCGATTGACTTGTTGACTTCGCCGCGAAGATAGACAACGCCGTTCAGCACCTTCGCCTGCGGAGGGAAGGCGGCGTTCGATCCAGCGTTCAAGAGTTTCGTCCACGGCACATCGTCAGGAATCGTCTTCCCGCCAGCCATCATCTTCTTCACCTCATCCAGCACAGACTTCTTAAAGTCGGCCAGCGCAGGATCGTTGATGCTGGTGGTAGAAATCGGACTAGCCTGTGCCGCCATGGCTGTGATTTTGTCAGCAATCACGCCCATTTCGGTGATGGCCGCATCCACACGCTTCGCTGTGTAGTCCAACTCGGGCTTGGTGGCGTATGCACTCAAGGCTTCAGCACGGGCATACACCGACAAATCGGCGGATTCGGTGCTGGCTGCATTGCCAGAAGGTAATACCGTGCGAAAAAGTGATGGTTTTTTCATTGGGTCACTCTGTTTCAACAAGCAATGATTGCCCTAGTGTCAATTCCACTTTGCCTTGAAGCGGATGCCGTTTACGGTGAGTTCGTTGATCGCACCACCGGGCGAGAAAGTTATGTCGCGGCTGGTTGCGCTGACGGTGATGTAGCCATAGCGAACGGCCACCCCCACCTCTCGGCAAGCAACAGGGTATGAGGCATCCGCATTGGGCAAGGGGAACCTGTCGGGGATCGTCGCCAAAGTAAAACCGGAAGAGGTTTTTGTGATCGGCACAACACCCTTCAGTTCAATGAACCCGCTCATCATTTGGATGAACATTCCCGTGCGAAGCCCCGTCCAATTGATGTCATCTGGCGGCGCGTATCGGTCGTCGCCAACCGCCTGCTTTGCCACAGCGTCAAGAATGCTTTTCTTGAGTTCCGCAAACACGGGGTCTTCAATGTTCAACTTGCCGGTAGCCAGACCCTGAGCGGCCTCGATGGCTGTCATGCGAGTGTTGACTTCCTCAAAGTCACTCCGCAGGGCCACATAGTCGTTCTCCATCCCCTTGGAAAAAACCAGCCGGGGGCCGTACCCCTCACCTGTGTCGGTGTAGGAGAGGGCGACCGGGGGCAGATTTGTGTCGCCAAACCCATAGGCTTGGGACACAACGGTTTTGGTAAGGATGGCCTGTTCTTTGTCTTGCGCCTTGGCATACCGGGCATCGGCTTCTTCACGGGTGTAGATGCTGTCGAACAAGACTTGCATCTGGTTCTGCATCAGCGTGACTACTGGCTTTTCTGCATAGCCAGACAAGTCAGACTTGTAGGCTACCTCGTTCGTGTCGCCACCATCGACCTGAGTTACGAGCCGGTCGCCGTTTGAGCCAAGGTAGAGGCCGCCGATTGAGAAGACGCTGGCCTGAATGGTTCCCTGAGTTAAGTCCTGACCAGCAATCGCACTCGCAAGACCTTCGGCAGTCAGGTCGGCACTGGTGACAAGGGCACTGACGTTCTTCCCGTCGTTCCAAGTCAGTTGGTAGTCATCACCAACCTTCGTCGGAACCAGCGAAAGGCCACCCTTCCACTGGATTGGGCTCGCCGTGCTTTCTGTGAACTTCACTGACAGGGGCTCGATCTCCACCCCCTTGATGGCAGTCAGGGTATCAATCTGGCCCGTGCCCACCGAACCAAGATTGGCAACGATCTCTTGGAGCGAGGTGATGCTTGCGAGCAAGACGTTATCGTTGGCAATGCTGAAGTCCTTGTCGGCTTCGATCTTGTCATCGACTTCCTTCTTGGTGTACCGATCATCCAACTTCCAGCCAATGCCTTCGATGGATGAGTACAGGCCCGGAATGTCCTGCATCGTGTGCTGGTGGTCGATACCCCTAACCCCATTCGTGAAGTCGGGGCTAGTGACAATCACCCGCATCCAGTTGGAGAGGGCGGAGGGCTCTCGGCTCAACTCGGCAACGATGGACTCAAGCAGGTCTGCCCGGTCGGCCTTGAGGGCGACCTTGGCATCTACTTCGGGCTTGGTGTAGTGAGCCAACAGGTCGGCTTTGACAGCGATGTAGTCAACGGGCGTACCGACTGGCCCCTTTTGGAGAATCAACTGCCGCTCAAGTTTTTCGTCTCTCGCAACCGCTATACGCCAGTCAGCGGGCACAAAGTCGATTTGCCCCACAAATAACTGTTCAGACTCAAACTTGTTGGCACGGATGATCTGGTTGGGGTTGGTCGTGTCAGCCTTGAGGGCAAGTTTGGCATCTACCTCTGGCTTGTTGTAGTAGTTGGTCAGGTCAGCCCCGCCGCCGGTCAAGGCAAACAGGTCAACCATCTGGGGCGGGCCAAATGGCGTGTTGATCTCGTCAGAAGTCAACTTCATCCACTTGCCATCGGGCTCTTGCTGGACGAGGTAGGAAGGATTCTGGGGAGTGGGCAGGCCAGCCTCTGACTTCACGATCTTGGCAACCGACTTCGCTGGGCCGGTGATCGTGATGGTGGTCTGGTAGTCCTGCCGGGTAATCGCAACGAGGGAGCCTGCGTCCTTGAAGTAGTGCAGGCCGTCCTCAAAGTCGACAAAGGCATCTTCTAGTGCCTGCGGGGTCGGAACGGATGGCTGCGGGATCGGGCCTTCGTGAACGCCAGACTGAACGCCAGAGGGCAGGCCAGCAAGCAGAGCATCCACCTCTGCGGCAGAGTAGTGATCCACAATCCCCTTGGGAAAGCGGGTCGCGTCAGGCATGATCTTGATGGGTGGAACTCGGTCTGGGGCTGGCATGGGTTACTCCGAAATTACTGGCAACAAATATCTCTTGCCGCCGAGAACCACCGAAACACCACCAACCATCAGGGGCTGGGTAATCTCTGTGCCGTCAGCGTTTAGGCCGATGATCGTGCCGTCGAGTTGCTGCGTGACCGGGGCATCCGCGTAGGTGAACAGCGGAGTCGAGGAGTCAGGCGGGAGCGTGGCCGGGGCCTCAATGACAGGAAGCAAGTATCTTTTGCCACCGATAAGGACTGGAACGCCACCGACAAGGTAGGGCTGGTGAATCTCCATGCCGTCCGGGGAGAGCCCGATTGGCAATCCGTTGTCCTGCTCGACTACGGGTTGCCCTGCATAGGCCGGCGGGTTGGCATTGCTGAATGAGGAGGTCGGAGTGGTGGCTCCAAACTGGGCCAGAACCCAATCTTCGGTGGCAAAGTAGTTGTCGAGCCGGGAGCCCTTGGTGGAGTCTGAACGCAGGCTCAACTTCACGCTGCCTTCTGCGTCTTGGGCGATGTAGAGAGTGTTGGGCCCGTCCAAGTCGATAGCCTTGGGGGCGATGACCTGACCCCTGATCGCAGCCAGAACGTCGGTGACCGTAGTGGTGCCGACCATTTCTGCCGGGTTGATCCACAGGGCACCCACCTCGCCGGCCGGGGGCGGCTCGACAATCGACACGATATGGCCGCATTCCCCATCCCCACTACCGGCACCTCCCGAAAGCAACCACGGGAGATTTGACCAGCGGACGGTGCCATCACCGATCTTCAGGACTTCCCCGGGCTGGGTGTTCCCGATGACATAGCCAAACTCACCGGACGCGAGAACGGGGTCGTTCTTCAGCCAGTTGGCAAGGGTGTCCTGTCTTACCCTGATGCGCTGGTAGCCCCGCTCGTCGGACGCGCAGTCTGGCTCAATGCTTGGCGCGTTATGGAGATAAGGGGATGGCATCGGCAGCGGCTCCTGCCCTATTTATGTCCGCTTCCGACGCCAGTTGGGCAGATGCTTTTCTTTGACCTTGGCAATAGCGTCTTGCATAGAAATGCCGGGCTTTTTCTGCATTTCCTTCTTGGCAAGTTCCTTGGCAATGCGTGGGTTTAGGTCAACTTTCTTAGGCTCAACCTCATGGGCATCGACATTAATGACGCCCCTTACCTCCAGATTGCGGGCTTTTGCCACCTCGCGGATGTCTGAAGTGTCGCTAACCCAGGCACTCGGGTCGCAATGGCCACGCTTATCAGCAAGGCCGCTCATGTAATACTTCCCGGCGATGCTGATGCCCGCAGCCTTGGCTTCCCTGACCATTCGCTTGGCCATTCTCGGGGGCAGGGAGTCCAGCCAGTTGCCGTCCAGCCGACCCTGTTGAAAAGCCCTGTCTGTGCCCTTAGTGCCCGGCGGCTGCTGGAGGGCGGCCATGGCGGCAAACCGCTCTGTCTGCCCTTCCTTAATCATCTTGATGTAGTGGGCCTGAACCTCTCGGCTGGCCACCTCGATGTCATAGGGAAGTTTCATGGCATTGGGCTCATTTCAGGAGGAATCTGGTCTGGGGAAGCCGGGGCCCCGCCGCCGCCGTCACCGGACGGTGGTTGCTCCCCGCCTGGTTCGCCTGGAGGTAACGCACCAGGGGGGCCGGGAGGCGGCGGCGGGGGAGGAGGAATCATGTAGGGCTTGGGGTCGATGTCCAAGGCCTTGCACCAGTCAGACAGCAAGGCATTCATTGGGCCAACCTGACCCAGCGGGATAAGACCTTGCAGGATTGGGCCCAGCGTCTGGACGGCCATGTTCATCTGCTCGACCCTGCCCGCTTTGTTTGGCTTTCTTGCTGAACCGGCCTCAATTCGATAGTCAAACTCGCGGGCCAGGGCATGAACGTCCATTTGCTGGATTTGCCGTGACCAGACCTCTGCACCCAATGGGCCAAGGACGGGAGCAACGTCTTGGGGCTGGAGGAGCCAGCGGGCGGCCAAGGCTTCCTTCCTAGCAAGGGCACTCATGGCGTCTTCTAAGACATTCGCCATATCATCAGGTCTTACGGAAATCTGCTCAGACTTGACCTGGGCTTCTGCCGCTGATCTGAACTGGTTTCTGGTCATCCCAAAAACGAGTTCTGTCAGTCCGACGCGCTTGTCGAACATATCCGAGACGGCTTGGAGAATTTTCCAAATCTCCGGCGATACCTCTGGCAACTGGAAAACAGAGACAAGATCGTTGACCGACCTGCCGAGAGTCTCTGACAGTTCAACCAGTGAGAATCCGCTTTCTTCGTGCTTGAGGATTTGTTCTTTGATGTCATCGCCCGCTGCCTTGGCAACGCCCACTACGGTCTTGCAGGACACCATGACCCTGCCGGCCAAGAAGGACATTGCCCAATTCAGGAATTTCAGTTCGCTCATGCCGGGCTTCAAATGGCTAATGGGCCAGATGTAGCCAGGCTTGCGGTGGAACTGAAGAGGGGTAAATGGCCAGCCGTTGATGTCAGCGTAGAACGGGATAGGCCAACGAGTTCTGGTGAAGAGCGTGTTGGGCAGGCCTGATTCGTCGGGCTCTTCTAGGGCGATGTTCTTGGGGGCATTAAGGGGGTAGTCCACGCCTTCCGCTATGACCAGATAGCAGTTCTGGCCAAGGGCATCGAACATCCCGGCGTGTTCTTTAGGGAAGCCTTTGAGCGTGTGGCCAAAGCCTGTCTTGCTCCAAATCTTCCAATACACGATCAGGTCGTTGGTCTTGCCGTTTCGCTTACGGTGCTTGTAGTCGCGGGCATTTTCTTCGGACTGGGAGACATAACTCTCTAGGTGCCCCTTCAAGTCTTCCCGGTTGAGGCCGTACTGGCGGGCAACTTCGTCAATCGGGTGAATGCAGCGGCGGGCACACCACAGAATGTCTTCTTGGTTGTCGGCGTCCGGGTCTAACTCAAGGTTGTCAACCGAGTCATAGAACGAGCCGATGAGCCCAAACGTCTGGCCGTCTTCGGTGGTGGGCAACTCGACCAATTCCGTCCACCAAGTCCCCATGCCCTTGATGATGCCCTCGTCCACGGCCTGCCGAGAGTTCTCTTTCAAGTCCAGTTCGGTGGGGGTGTAGTTCAGGTAGGACTCCATCAGGTCGGCAACGGTGTTCCGCTGATCGTCCATCATCCCGATCTGGTTTGACACCTGAATGAACTGATCGACCATGGGATTGGGCATGGGCTGCCCGGTCATGGGATCAACTTGGGGCGGCTGGTTGGGGTCGATTCCCAGCGCAGTCGGGGGCACAACAGGGAAGGCCCGAGGAGTCACCGTCCGCACAGGGTTTCTGTGGTAGATGACTGAGCCAAACAACTTTACGGCCTCAAAAGCCTTGTTGATGGCCATTTTGAAGGAGGGCGGGGCGATACGGGTGTTGCCCGACTCGCCCCCGCCCTTCCCGTCTTTCCAGAACCAATCTCCATGACCGTCAAAGAAGTTCATGGCTTCCCGTGCGTCATCCGTAAACGGCTTCTTGTGACGCTGGGATTGCTTGATCTTCGACAGCCAGGACTGGGAGATTGCCCTTAGAGCGTCCTCCATTTTCCGCTGCGAAATAGCCTCCTCCGGCGGTGCCTCAAGCGGGCCAGCCTCGGGAGAGTCAGTGGAAATGGGGAGCGCTTCGTCCATTACCTGTACCTTTTGCAGGCGAACCACTTGCCGCTGGGCCCTTGGGCAACGCCCTGGTCAGCAACAGGACGGCCGCTGTTGGAGTAGCAACAATTCCGCAGTGCCTGGTCGGGAGACGAGCCCATGCCCACGCCTTCGTAGGAATAGGGGTTCCCGCCTGGGTGACGCAGCCGCCCCTCTCGGGCAAGGAGATTGGCCACACCCTGAGCCGTGGCAGTGGTCACACCCACCAAGGCTTTACCGGGGTAGTAGCGACAATTCCCTCCAGAACAGGGGTTTTGGGCGTTCACCACCGTCATGCTCAAAGACATCGTGAAAGACAAAAGAGCGGTGCGCATCAGGCCACCTCCTTCTTCTTGGCAGCCTCGATCTTGGCCTTGGTAAGCAAAGCGGAGACTTCTTTCAGTGCCTTCGTCTGGGGGTGAACGTCAAAGCAACCCCACTGGCCCCACTGGCCGGCAGACTCACTTTCACGCCAGAACGGATCGTCTTTGTGGCGAACAGAGGGCTTCTCGACAAAGCCTGCATCCTCGGCCCACACAAGGATGTTTATGGCCTGCCTGCCGGGCCGCCGGGACACCCAACCCATCAGCGGATCAGACGGGTTAACAGGGTCGGAGTAGTAAAGAACCATGTCCCCAACCATGAGGTCGGGGCTCTGAAAGTCCGACATAAAGCCTCCAAAAGACAGGTAACGGGATCAGCACCACCGTTTCCCATCTTCAGGAGGAAGAACTACTGGATAAAGAGGCATTCAGGCGTAGTACACTTCGGAGTACGAGTTTGGGGCTAGGTACACCGAATTAGAAGCGTTCTTGGCTTTGTCCCTACTCTGCTTCCAAGCAAACCACCAAGGCTTTTCGATAAGAGACTCTGGCCTGTGGTACTCGGGCTGGTAGGCACACAGGTATCGCAGGCAGTCCACCAGATGGAACTCGCCCCGCTTGTTGGGCTCGTCGGTGATAACACTGGTGCCTGCAACCTGAATGACCTTCTTTTTGTATCGCTTGAGTTCTCGCTCTAGGTTCGGCAGCCTGCCCCGCAGATACCTGATTCTTGGGGTTCCGTCTGGCCGGATGTGCATGAAGGTTCGGACGGCATGGAGCCCAGCCATAACGTCATCTGAGCCCGGGATGAACGAAGAGCCCGTCACCTTGGACTTGATGTTGAGTTTGCTCATCTCCTCGGAATACTGCTCCTGAGGGCTTTTCCCTGAGCCGATGTCAGTCAGGCGGGCACCGTGGGAGTCGATCAAGAAAGCGTAGAAGTTATTGCCGGCCACCTTCTTGGCAAACTCGGCGGCAAAGACAATGGCGTTGCAGTTCCGGATATACAACTCGTCATAGAGAACAATCTTGTCGGCCCCCGGGGGGACAGCCGCAAACAAGACTGCGGTGACTGCATGGCCCGGATCAATGACTGCGTAGCGGCACCAGTCGTTGGGGATGTCGCCGTTCTCTAGGGTCGATGCGTCAAAGCCATGAACGGCTGGATTGAAATTGGGATAAACCAAGATCGAGTCGGTGATGAACTCGCCCTCTGATCTCTGCCGGAGAACGTCATCTCCAACGGCGGCCCACCGCTCCAGCATCTTCCGTTTTTCTTGTTCATCTATATGGGGGTTGTCCAAAAACCTTAGGACAAACCGCTTGATGTCCTTCGTGTCCCCAGTCTCCTCCGCTTTCTCTGCTCGCTCATTAAGACCAAGCAAGGCATCGTTCTTGGAATGGGGCATTGCACTCCAGCAAAACCTTCCTTTTCTATCTGCGAGTCTTGCCTGCATTTCAGGCACCCAAGCCTCGTTATTCAAATCTTCGTCCAGATGTACCCTATCTGCTTGGAAGCCTTGTGGGGGATCTCCCTCAGAACTAAAGCAATAGATAGTCCATCCGTTGTGGAGTTCGCATGAGTTCAAGTATCCGGCTGACTTGAGAACCCAAGAGTAGGACTTGACCATTCTTGGGGGGATCAGCGGCGGGGCTGGCTTGGCTTCTGCCAGTCGGTCGGCATCGAGGACGGGATCAAACGCCCGGAACTTGTCCGTGTACTTGTCCCGAATGATCTTGAAGGCCCCTGCCTTGAACAAGTAGGGCACTACTACCAGACCTATGTGCTTCCAGTTCGCCCCGACAATGATCAGATTGCCGCCTTCTTTTCGGTACTTTCCCTCCAGGGGATGAGTACCAGTGGCGGCCCAGGCGTCCTCGATGAAGGTGCAAAGGGATTTGCCGCTTCGATTGCCGCCGATCACCAGAACTTCAGACGCCGGATCGTTGTGAAACTCCAACTGCTTCGGCGTTGGCCTGTAGAGCCTCAAGGCTTCTAGCCGCCTCTCGCTCTGCTCGGACTGCAAGGCCCTCAACTGATCCAGTTGGAAACTCGATATGCTCTGGACTGTTGGCAATGGGGAGGCCGGAGGTTGCTGCGGTTTCTTCTTCGGGGGCATCAATGTACCTGTAGGTTTGGACTGCCAGCCTTAGGCGGCTGTTAATCTCCTCCTCAAGTTCGTCATCTGAATAGAGGCTTACGGGCTTGCGAGCGCCGCCCTGTTCGGTGTTCTTGGAGGCCAGCCTGACCACCATCTCAAGCAGCGAGTTCCGCATCCGGCTGCCGGGCTTGGACTCAAAATACTGCTTGAGAACCAGGCTGGCGAAGCCGTTGGCCCCACCAAAGTAGTTCATCACAGACTCAAGCAGTTCAGCCGTGTGCGGGATATTCGACCCGCCAGCGGAGGTTTTGGTCAGATAAGTCCTGACTGCCTCACGCTCCAGTTTGTCTAACTTGAACTGGTTTTTGGCTTTGGCCTTACAAGACTTGCAGTTGGGCTGGTAGTTGGCTTGGGTGCCGGGGACTCTCGGGAAGGACTTAATGGGTTTGACCAGTTTGCATATCTGGCAAACACGCTCTGTCTCGGTCGTTTCGTTCATCGGTCTAACTGCTTGATAGAAGCAAGCATGGGCCCGATAGAGGCCTCGGTGCCGTTCTCGGTGGCCTGCTTGTACTGCTCTCGGAGAGTCTGATTGCGGGCGTTTTCCAAGAGGATGTCTGCCATGCTCGGCCCGTTGAGGTAGTCCATGATTTCCTTGAGTTCGTCTGACCCAAGGAAGTAACTAGCCTGGCTGAGTTGGCGGATTCGGTTGCTCATAGAAATACCTCAGACCCCTGGCGGCCGGTCACGAACGCATTGCCCGTGCCGGCTACCAGGGGCTCAGAGAGTTCAGTTGGCGTCGTAGGCCCGCATCACGGCAGCCTGGGTGGCGGCCTCATGGTCGGCGTTGTAAGCCTTCTTGGCGAACCGACCGGCCTTCCGCTCTGCCTTGGCTTCCGCGATGGTGGCCCGCTTTTCACGGCGGGCATCCTTGCGGACAGTGCCAACGCTGAGAGGACTGCCCACCGGGCCAGCAATGTCCACTTCCTCGGTCACGCGGACGGCATCACCGTCAACCTCGACCGTTTCCTTCACGACCACACCGGGCTGCACCACGACATCCTGCTCGACCACCACGCTGGCGGGACGAGAGGGCTTTGGGCCGCCACCATGACTACCGTTGCCGGCCTCGACAGCACCGACAGCGGCACAGCCAAGGACAAACGCACCAAACAGGATCGAAAACTTCTTCATCGTCATTCTCCTTTCAAGAGAGGGTCACCGGAAAGATTGCGTCCAATACGGGGTGCCATTGCTGGCGGTTACATATCCAACGCCTATCGAGTCATAGCGTTGCGAAAGAATGTTGTTTCGGTGGCCCCTGCTATTCATCCAGGCTTGCATGACTGCATAGGAGTTTGGTTGGCCGTAAGCCACGTTTTCGCCGTAGCCATTTCGTGAGTGGTACATCCGGCGGCGGCTGGCCTGGTTCTGGCTCCACTGCTCGGATACAGCCATGAGTTTGGGGCTCGGGGCTAGGGGCTTCATGCCTCGCCGGGTTCGCTCTTTGTTGACCAACGCGATTACTTCCATCTCCTGCTTGTTGCCCACCGGCTTGATCACCTTCTTCTTGACCGGGGGTGGGCAGCAAGTCTGGGCAACCGGGACAGCCACAGTCCCAATGCCGTACAGGGCATAGAGGATTAGCGAAAACCCGAAGAGTGCCTTGAGTTGTCTCATTCGTCCTTCTTGGGCGGCTTCTGCCCGTACACGACTGCGTACACCAAGTCCTTTGTGGTCGAGGCCGCCACCGTGCAACCTTCTTGCTCAAGCCGGCTTTTGAGTTCAAGGAGTTTCACGACTGTGGAAATCTGACTGTCTGAAGGGTCTTTTGCTTTGAAGACGATGTTCTTGATCCAGAGCGTAAGGGCACCTATGGCTGCCGGAGCCAGCAACAGCATGGCCCCGACCAGCACCAAGAGTCCCTGCATATTCAACAAGTCAGGCATTTCACGGCTCCCCTAGGTTTGCAAGCCGCTCGCCCTGCCACTTCACGAACACTTCTAGGTCATTTAGTTCGGGGTATGTCGGGTCAAGCGCCTTTACGGTGTCTACTAAAATCTCCGAATAGCGCTGCATCTCTTTGGCGAAGTCATAGGTCTCACTTCGCTTCTTGCCCATCTTCAACTGCTTATGGGCAACACAGCCCGTGTAGTAGGCCAGTGCTTCATCAATTATGTAAATGGGCGAATTGTCCCACTGGGCTCGCTGCTTAACGAGATAAAGGTCGAACACCTTTCCTTTGTCTTTGGCCGGTATCCGATTGGCAACCTGCTTGATGGTGACCTTGGGGTGGGTAAAGATGATCCCCTTCCCGTCACCAACGTACAGGCCGTGCTTGGTTTCCGTGGCCTTGACCTTGTTGTTGGCCCCATGCTGCATCTCATGGCACCAAGTCACGAAGTCGTTGGGCTCCTTGGGGTCTCTCCAGTAGTTGGGGTTATCGAGCCGAGAGTGGAGTTCTTCCAGAATCTCACACTGCATCTGGGCTTTCTGGCGAACCGGAGGACAGACCCCGCTCACGAACTTGGGGCTGGGCGGGGCAGGCTTGAGGACGCTGACCGGGGCTGCCTTGACGGGCGGCTTGTCTGGCGGCCTAACCTGAGTTGGCAACCGCAAGGGCGGCTCCGTCCACCCCATCGCGGCAATAGCCCAGAGGGCCACGGCGACGAAACGAATGCTGTTTAAGCAAAGGCTTCCCATCTGCCGTGGCCCCAGTTACTGGTGACCGACTAGGCAGCCGAGTGGCCGAAGCCCGTGTTCACAAGCGTCCGAACTCGACCGTTTTCCGGGGCAGTAATGACCACGCCGATGGCATTGGCCTGAGTCCCCGTGGCAGCCGCACCAGCCGTCGCCGTGACAAACGCACCGGCAGCCAGAGTGGCCGCAGTGGTAATCGCAGTCGGGCCAGCAACCACAAGCCAGAAGACATCGTTGTTGGCAACGCCAGCCGCCGGGAGGTACTCGTCCACCACGCCGAGAGGAGCATCGGTGGCAGCCGCAGCCGGGCCGTCAACCTCCGTCATGATGGCAGCCTTCTTGAACTTCACCACCGTGCCGGGGAGGAGCGGGCCACCCGAAGTGTTCCGCACGGCAACGCAGTGAACCAGACGGTTCGACAGCACGACGCCCGTGTTGGTAGTCCGGGGGTCAACGTCAGCAAAGACCTTGACGCTGCCAGCAACCGTAGTAACCGGCACACTGGCAGCCGCAACCGGGGTGTCACCGAAGCCAGCGTAACGGCCAGCCCCGTTCAGGAGCGTTGTGCCACGGCCAAACCACGGATCAGAAGAGATAATGCTCATGGGTCAGTATTTCCTTTCGGGCTTTGGGTTAGGCAATGGCCTGCAACTTAAAGAAGTTGCGCGGTGAACGGAACTTAAGGTTGGCCAAAACACTGACAACATACCTATAGGCCTGGGTGTCCTCGTTATAGAACGGGCCTTCGGCAGTCATCAGGCTTCCCTCCATACAACGGAGTTCCATGTTCTGGATGGACAATCCGTATCCGACGTTGGCAGGGACGGCGTATTCGGTCGTAATATCAACTCCGTCCTGCTGGAATACGTCCTTAAATCCGTACTGCTTAAGGCCAGTGTTACTGGAGATAAGGGCCCGCTCCTTAGCGTCGAGTTTGTTCAGGTAAGCGATGTACAACTTACGGTCGAGAACCACCATGTCGATTTGGCTCTCGCGTGTATCATTGCGCTTTGCCTGGTGAATTCCCTCACGCACAGCCTGGACGCACTGATCGTCCCAGGTGAAACTATCAGCACCCAGAGCGTTTTTGCCCTTGAAATACTTACTGGTATAGTTCACTACAATCGGACTATAGAAGTCGTATTCCGGATCGGCCGAGCCATTGGGCCATACTCCCTCAAGTTGGGAACCGGCCACAGCACCAAGCCCAGTGTTGATGCCGGCGTAGGTATCAGCGGGCCAGCCAAAAGGATCGTCAGAGTTGGCGGCTCGCTTCTGGCCATTGGTGATGTTCACCGTGCCGTCGATGCCGCAAAAACTTTCGATTCCATGGAACCGGAGTTCGTTGCCGGCTCGGTTGCCGTCAATCCAAACCTCCTTGGCAAGGTGCTGTTCCATCGACTCCTGAAGCCGACTAGCCATCTTGCCAGCGACATTGATCAATGCCTGCTGCCCACGGTTCTCCAACATCTCCTTCTTGTAGATCGAATCCGTTACCTGATAGCCACGGTAAGGGAGGTTAGCATCGACCCACAGGTTCTGGCGGGCAAAGACTCGCGGAGTTTCACCATTGTTTCCGGTCACCGGCTGGTTCCTATAACGAACTTGCCAGTTAAGGCCTAAGCCTCCCTGATTCATGACCACGTTACCGGAACCTTCAAGGGCTGCGAACACCTTGAACTTCCTAAAAGTTGTCAATTCCTCTTCTTTGAGGTAATTGACAATGGTTGTTCCAATAGAACGGGCCCAATCAGAGGACGTTGCCATGGCGATCTATCCTTTCAAATAAGGCCTCGGGAACTTGCGTCTTCCCTTAGCATTTGGTCAAAGGTCATTTTGGGTTTCGCAACCCGTGGTTCGTTTGCTGCGTTACCTGCGGATCGGCTGGGGTTTCTACTAGCCTCTTTCCGGAGGTACTGCATATTTTGCTGGGCAACATCCGGCTGTGATTGCTGCGGTGCTGGTGCTTGAGGTGGCGCTGCTGGCTTGGGTGCCGGCGGTGCCGCTTGCTCCTGCATCAACTGCTGCAATGACTTTTGGATGTTGGCCTGCTGGTTGCTGTTCTGGTCAAACTGTTGGGCCAGCAAATCCCTTTCGGTCATTGCTACCGCATAGTTCCAGCGGGCTTGCGGCCCCTGTATGCCATGCGTTTTTGCCTCTTCAATGTATTTATGGATCAGTAGTCCTTCCGGTGTGACATTGCCTGTCTCGGAATCGAAGAGCCAGTCAGCGTTTTCCTTCTCAACCTGGGAAACAAAGCCCTCGTTGTCCCTCTGCTCCATGGTCTGGCGAACGATGTCTTCGGCCTGCTTCTTGGCCAAATCTTCAACCATAGGGCCAAGAGCGGCCTGCGGGTCTTCAAGGAACTTCTTGGCGAATTCAGCCTTATATTGCTGATATTCGTAGAGTTCTTCTCGGGCACTGAGCGGGGCGTTCTGGTCGATAACTTCTCGACCGTCCTCGTCCTTCGTCAGGTATCGCTTGTAAGAGTCCCTGACCTGGGGAGGGTTCCACCAAGACTGCTTCTGGGGCTGTTGCTGGAGTTGCTGGGCCTGGGCGGCTTGCTGGCTTTGCTGTTGCTGGGCGATCCGCCACTTTTCAAACTCGGGGCGGTTTGCCAGATACTCCTGGGCAACCGGCATGACTTGCTGGTACTGGGCCAGGGCACGGGCTGCGACCTTCTCCCGTTCAAGAGCGTTGTACAAACGGGTGGCAATCGAGCGGTCATCTTGGCCCTGAAACTCGGGCAGGGTCTTGAACCGATCCCAGTAACTAGCCTGAGCGGCCGGCGACGGGGAGGGGGATGCCGGAGCGGAAGATGGCTGCGACGGGGCAGCGGGCTCTGGGGCAGTATCTTGGGTGGGTGCTACTTCGGGCGAGACATCATCAACGATTTCGTCTGACATAGTTCCTCCAGTGGCGGGTGACCACTAGGAGTGTTAGTGCCAGGGCTTAGTATGCAAAGAGGCATTTACCTTTGTTGCAGTGCGCCTTTCATTTGTGACCATGCTTTTTCTGCTATGCCCTGAGACTTGCCGAAGTTCTTTACGGATTCTTGGAACTCTTCCTCGGTCTCTGGCCGGAACTTTTGGGTCTGCGGGTCTCGGATGTACTGGTCAGTCCGGGCTACGTTGGCGGCTTCTTTGGCTTGGGTAAATTCATTACTGTTGGCCCCGAACTTTTGCCGCGTGACTTCCGCTCCCCGGGATGCACCCCAGTCTTTCCAGGCCGGAAGAGATGGGGCCTTGTCCCCGGCTGCAATCTGAGTGCCACCGACAATGGCGGCATAAGGGGGCACTTCTTCCAGGGCCTCACCCCCGAGCCATTTGGCCAGCAAGCCGACGCCTTTCTTGGCAAAGGCACCAGCCCCAACAGTTGCGGCGGTCATCAAGTCAGGGAAGTTTTCGGCTAAATCAGTTGCAACAGAATCAGCATAAGACGGGTAATAGCCATGCTCTTGCCTAAACGACATATCGTATGTCTTAGGCCTCATTTGGTCGGGGATGGTTCTCAGTGATTTGAACAGCAATTCTTTTGAGTCTCGGTCAGTGCCTCCGGGAAGTATTGGGTCTACTGCTTTGCCGGCCCGCAAAGCCTGACGCCTTTCGTTTGCTCTCTCCATCGAGGATTGCCACTCCTCGCCTTCGTGCAGGCCGTACTGGATGGTGTCCGAGAACGGGGTAGCCAGGTTGTTCAAGTACCAGCCGCCCGTGTACTCCGGGTTTTCCATCGCGCCGACGAATCCCGATGTCCCGTAGTTCCGATCTCGCTGGGCATCAAAAGCCTTAACGGGGTCATCAAAGTACCTGTCCAGGCTAGTAGGGGCCTTCTGTGGGTCAGATAGCAGGGCGTCTGGGATGAAACTCCCCATCTTCTGGGCAGTGCTAGGGGAACTTACCCCTTGGATTAAGTCTCGACGCCGCCGGTATTCGTCTGCCTGCCGGCCTCCCGGGGACAATTCCATGGCGGCTGGCTCACGGCGAAGGTTCTCTCTGTCCTGTGGTGACCAGCCACGACCAAGAAACTCTTGGTTCATCTTTGCGTCGAGCAGTGGTGCCGGCTCACCAAAGAGAGTTTCGCTGTCGCCGCCCTGACCTTCGTAGTCCGGATTGCCCAATTCCTGTAGGCGGCGGAAATCCTTCTCGTCCTGAGTCTCGGTGCTGGGATCGAGCAGGGCCCGCACCAAGTCCATCCTCTTGATGCCCGATACTCCGGCACGTTCAAGGTCTCGGGTGACGGCCTCTAGGACGGCCGACTGACGGCTAATCTCTTCCGGTGTCACTGTTTTCGTCCAAGAGGGGGAGTGCTACCGGGGCAGCCACGGCACCCAGCCTGTAGAGCAACTTCAGGTATTGCTCTGCCTTGGCGGGATTCGTGGACTGAAGGAACCTGTAGATGGACTTTTGCTGGATGTCTAGGAAGGTGAAGTTGTCGGCATCCAGTCCCGCCCGTGGCCCGGCTTGGAATTTAGGGCTAGTCGGAGTTGGGGCTTCCAGAAAAGCCTTCATCTGTCCAAGTTCTGCGGACTTGCCCCCAGAGGCGAGTTCTTCGCCGTGGACTTGAAGGGCCTGGTTCTTCCAGTTCAGGGAGTTGGCAATCATCTCCGATGGAGTCAGGTGATAGCCACGGAGCATCTGGTCGTTGAGTTCGTCGGCGGCGTCGGCGCTGAGGGCTTTGTTGCTCAACCAGCCCAGCCGAGTTTTTTTGACTCCAGCCCCGCTGGCGTTCAGCGTGTTTGCAGCAATGATGTCTCTGAGGAAATCCAGATTTTTCTGGTCTTTTGGGAATCCCCATAAATCTGCTGATTCGCCTCGCTTTCCCTGAAACACGCTGTTGTCGATGTTTGAACTGAAGTCCGAGCCCCCGTGCCCTTCTAGTTCATGCTCGACCAAGCCCCTTCGCAGATCGTCAGACTTGCTCCACCAGCCAACGCTATAGGCCGGGTGATAGTGCCCGTTCGATACCGATGGAGTATCTGTTCGGACTACATACATCGGCCGCCCAAAATGCTCCTTTATTGACGGGCCCATGATTGGGAATATCCCGTCTGGGTCGGTGCCGGGTTTATTTCGGAGGAATAAATTCTTGGAGTTTTGTTTGGCTCGGTCATCTCCGTAGAGGCTTCTCTTGAATTCCAGTGGGGTTATTTTCCCCACGGACGCAGAGACCGAACCATTTCCGCTTCCATCATCAAACTCGACGGGATAAAACCCCACTTCGCCAAGCCCTGTTTCCGCCGGTGCATCACGGACGGGGCTGTTTTGTGCAGCGGTGTCCTGATAGGCGTCTTCTATTTCCTGGCGACCAACCCTAAGGCTTGGGATTAAATTGCCGTCTGTGTTTTTTCCGGAAACGATGCCGTCGCCCAGGTGTGTAGAAATCGCATTCCGGGCTGCATCCAGATCAATCTTGGGCCTTGGGACTTTGGGAATTCTGGTCGCCATGGCTACCTCCTGCGGGAAGCCTGTTGTGCCAAGACCCTATTCTGAATAGCCCGCTGGGTGTCCGACATTTTCTTGGGCTCATCCACCATCTTGACCTGGGAAGAATCAAAGGGGTTCACAAACGGCACCTTGCCCTTCTCGGGGAAAGCAATAGGGGCCGGCTCGTCCTCGGGGAACGTCATCGGCTGGACGGGTGGGGTGTATGGCCCGCCAGGCCGATAAGGGCTTTTTGAGATAGACCGGATAAGTTCGCTCATTAATTCCCTTTTCTTAGATAAGCCAATAAATCACGAATTGCCTCCCAGGCAAAAGCACTGACAATAATTCCTCGGATTATTTCCCAGCCACCCCGCGAATCATCCACCTCACACCTTCTTCCGCTTCGGGATAGCCAAGAGTGGAAGGGCACCCAAGAAAGCCAGTGACATGGTTTCCGGTTCGGGAACCGCTTGGATCGCAGCGGCCCCGATGTAGACCTCGGTGAACGGGCTGGTCTTGGCCTCGCCCAGTTGGACAACCACGTTCAGAACGTCAGCCACATCAGTCGTGAAGGTGGCGTAGCCATACGAATTCGCAGGCCGCGACAGCGATACGAGCGAACTGAAACCGCCAGACGCAGACACGGTGAAGGGCATTTCGTAGGAACCGATCCAGACCTTCAGGGTTTCCCCGGCCTGGAGATTCGCCAGCATGAGGAGCCCAGCACCAGCACTTTGCTCACCCCGCAGGGCAATGCCGCCATAGTTCTGCGCCTCGCCGGGGCCAATCACGAACGGCCCAACCGTACCGGCCACGGTGTAGGTTCCACCGACTGCCCCGAATCCAGGGTAGAGGGTGGGCATGATCGGAGGGGCTTCCTCGCCGTAGCCGCCCTTCTGAAAGATGGCAGTCGAGGAATTGGTTCCCGTCGAGGAGATCGAGCCCACCTTCCCCCACACGGCCCAATCCCGGTATTCGGGATTGCCGTAGAGGGTATAGGCGTCGAATGCCTCGTCTTCAGCCCATCCCTGGGAGATCGTTCCAGCCGGGCAGGCCGTGATAGAGAGGATGGTCAGGAAGGAGAAAAAGACAGCAACAGTCAGCGAGTTGCGGATCATTAGCGGACTCCAATAGGGTGTGGGGACACCCTATTTATGTCCCTTTCGCACCTCGGGAGATCATTCGCCCCGCCACCAGTTCCGGATTTCCTCGATCCCGATAAGGATGCCAGCCACCCCAAGCAAGATGGCCCAAGTGGAGAGCATGAACACCACCGACAGGGCAAGGCACCCGGCTGCAATGGAAAGAATGTCAGCCATGGCTACCTCACCAGACGAAATTCCGGGCAGCCGCACTTCGGGCAGGGCCCATTCCCCGGCTTCTGGAAATTGCACCTGTTGCACAGGGCGACCGGCGGCATGAAGGGGAGGGGGAGTTGGGTCACTTGTCGCACAACCTGTGAGCGTGTCGGTTGAGTTGGTCAATCTCTGACTCGCGGGCAATGATGTAGCGCATGACGGTATCCAAGAATTCGGCCACCGATCCCGTCTTGCCGTAGGCATCAACCACCCGAATCCCCAGCCGGTCGGCCTCTACGCCAAGATTCTCCAGAACAGTGAAGAAGTGCCGCCCATCATGCTCAACTGGCTCGCTCATTCGTCCCTCCCTGATTTCTATAAGGTCACTGGGAATCCATCTGGACAATCACGTTGCCGCCCGCCACCGATAGCGTGGCGTCCTGGTCTGCAAGCCGGCGAAGAGCCTTCTCCAGTTCCTCTGACCGCTTGGCAAAGTGGGCAGCCCGCTTATCCGCCTTCTGCAACTCCGACCGGGCATAGTCCAGAGTCTGCCTAAGGTTCTTGTTGTCGTTCTGGAGCCACTTGATCTGGGTCTCTAGTTTGTGCCGCACCTCGCCCCAAGCGGCATGGAGGTCACGAAGCCGGGCAAGTTCCATGTCTTCGTCACTGGTCATCGGTGTCTCCCGCTTCGGTTTTTTCGTCCTTCACCGGCCTGAACAAGTCGTGTATCGAAAGCACCTTGTCGCCGTAGTCCTTCACCATTTCCCGAAGGGCGGCACTTTCGGCGTTGGCCCTGCTCATGCCGCCATCGAACTCCATGATGGCCGCAATCTCTTGAGCCATGCGGCGAATGTCTCCTCTGGTAACAGCGGGCTTTGGAGAGGGAGTGGCAACAGCCGAAGTCACAGGTGTTTCCACAGGTGAAGCCACAGGTGCCGGGGGTGTTTCCACAGGCCCCAGTTTGGCTTTCGTCCTGCGAAGCCTTTGCTGCTCGGCTTTCTTGGCTTTAAGGGCTAGATACTTCGACGGATCAGCCTTCAGCCGCTCGTAGTAAGCCTTGCAGTATTCCCGGTTGTCTTCTGCGTCTTCTGTTGGCATAGAGTCGCCGCACCTGTGGAAACAACGTAGCCATGCCTGTGGAAACAGTGAAAGAGGCAATCAGAAGGTTCACAGGGTTTTGAAGTCACAGGGTTCAGATTTGGGAAAACATCCAAGTAGTGAACGTTGATTGATTGGCTTCGGCTTCGGGGGGGAAGGGGTATCTTGCAACAAGCCCTTAGAATCATGACTCGTTAGATAGGCACATTACCGCCACGAACAGGATACCCCTCCTAAGTTATTTCATACCAACACCTTATGACGACTAAACCCCCTTTATTAAATACCCATTGATTGCTTGAATTCCCTAGGACTAGATAACCAACAGAGCATCCTGATGTTAGTACCTAGATACTCTACTGGCCTTCTAACCCCTTCGCCGCCGGCTCCGGCTGTCTGGTGCCGATTCGCTGCCAAGGAGCAGTAAACACTCTGTTCTGTGTTCTTCTTCTCTCTGTCTTTATGTCTGAGAGATAGAACCACTACTGGTGTTCTACCCCTTCGGCGGCGGCTCCGGCTGTTCGGTGGCTGCGGCACTTCGCCAATGCCTTCTGTGTTCTCTCTCACAAGGGGATGTCCTATGTCTTTTGATCCTGCCAAGTACTCCAAGCCGGCCCTGAATGTCATGCTCAAGGATGAGGCCTTCAAGCCCTACCATGAGGTGATCAAGGCCTTCCTGACGCCGAAGCCCAAGGATTTGACTCCTGTGGAGGGCAAGACGCTCTGGAAGTCCAAGGCTTCGACGGTTTCGACTACGACCTACCCCAAGGGTTACATTCGGGTCGAACTCAATGCCGGCAATGGCTGCCTCTACAAGAACGCTGTTCTTGAACTCATTGCCCATCTTCAGGCCCAAGTTGATGCTGGGGCCGTCAAGGATCGTCCCACGGCCTAAGTCTTAGGTCTGTGACCAACAACTACCCCTTACGAGTCTTAACTGGCTCGTAAGGGGTTTTTTGTTGGGTTTTCTCTTTCTTGCACAAGGAGTTTGACCATGAAGTGCCTGGAGTTTCATGTTTGTGTGGCCCACCTTGTCTCCAAGGTTGCCGGGCTGCCTCTGAAGGACGTTGATGCGGATTTCAACGTGAATTCTTACTTCGATGACGGCGCTGAGAAGGACGAGCAAATTCTTGCTGCTCACCTCTGTGCTGATGAAATCTTGCGGGAAAACGGCTTCATCGACTTTGAGTGAAGCACTCCTGTTACCCCCTACCCCCTTGGGTCAAGGTCTTAGCCTTGGCTCAAGGGGTTTTTTGTTGTTTCTCGGTGGCGGCAGTCAATAAGGGAAACAGTGCGGTGAATTGGTTTGCCCTACGCATATGACTCTGAATCTTCACTGGCAAACTGAAGAATTGACTGCTGCCACCGGGGGACAACAACTCACAAACAAGGAGACTTGCCATGTCCGTTCTGGACTTGATGACCGACGAAGATTTGCGGCAACTCGTTCAATACAAAAACGACGAGATCGCAAGACTTCAAGGCTTGGTCAAGTATTACAGTGAGGATCGTGACCGGCTCTACAAGTTTAGCCAAGCCAAAGCCAAAAGGATTGCCGAACTGGTTGGTCGCATTGCCGAACTGGAGGCCAAACAATGACTTGTCGCCAGTGCAATAAGGACATCCCTGATGCTAGGGCCAACTTCCTAATGTCTCAGGGTAAGCCTATTGCTTGTGTTAATTGCTCAACCGAGCAGCCCAAGACTTGTTTTCTCGACTACTCCCATAAGACTGCCCCAAGCCTTGTGGTTGTAGGGAATGATCCTGAATCCATAAGGCTTGCCAAGCGGGCCTTCAAACGTCAACGCTGAAAGGAGGACTCAAATGGCCAAGGATGACCCGACTGGGTTTGTTTACCTTCGGCATCAGCCCCATTACGGGTATTGCTTTGGCCGCTGCAAGGTTTTGAGCCAACGCAACAGTCAATACAGCAAGCCAAACCCATTCATTGACATTCCTGTGGATTGCTTTTCCACAAGGGATATGTTTGCTGCCGAAAGGGAACTTCAGCATCGGCTAAGGGCTTTTAGGATTGCAAATTGCTCCTGCGAGTGGGCCCAAGACACTCCTGAAGTCTTGGAAATCTGGCAATCTGTCAAGAATCGTCACGTTTGGCAGAAGAACGTTACTGGCAAGTATTGTCCGATTGTTCGTCAAATTCCCCTGTTTTGAAAGGAGTTTACGGTGAATAGTTGGAAGAAGGCTTGGAGCATCTGCCTCAAGAACAAAGGCGGTGCAATAGTCCGAAGGGAATTGAAGCGGTTGAATCATCGTGCTAATCGTCGGGCTGGCAAAAGGCTTGAAGATCGGCATATTCGCTTGAGTGGCTGGGACGTTATCTAGTCTGGCCACAAGCAATTACCGGCAGTCAGGGGTTTAATTCCTTGGCTGCCGGTTTTTTGTTGTCCCAACTCATTGGAAGTTGGAAACGCGGGAGGGCAAATGCCCCGGCCCCGGCTGCTGTTCGGTCTGTTCCCCCTCACCATGGAGTGTCTATGTCTGAAGACGCAGAACTTTTTGAAGCCCTGTTTAGCGAGATTGCCGGCGACGAGATCAAGGCTTCGGCCCCGGCTGCCGCAGTAGTGGAAGAACTTCCTGCTGCGATCAAGGCAGTGGTTGATACCCCGGTGGTTGTCGAGACCCCAAAGCAAGAAAAGAAGTACGTCCCCGACGCAGGCAAGGTCTTGGTCGATGGGGCTCCGGCAGAAACGATGATTTACTCGGCTGGTTATTGCCGGTTCAAGTGGCCGAATCCAAGGTTTGCCAACCAGGCAGTTCTCTATGCCGATCAGGTTGACGAACTTGCCAAGTTCTTCCAGTCCGAGGAGTACAAGTCTTGGCGGGCCGAAGCCGACAAGGCTGGATTGCGGAAGCGGGGTGAAGCACGAAAGGAGTCTTGAGCATGACTCCTGGCGAAACAATTTGGTTTGCAATGGGATGTATTGCGTCGTTTGTGGCCTCTAATTTCTTTACTTGGGGGTGAACTTATGGAAGATGCCTTGCCGGAATCGCATGAAGTGATTGCATACCTTGTCCCGAAGCCGGACGAGGCAGTTATTCCTTGGCTCGATGAAGTTCTTGGCTTCATCAGCACCGAAGCGTACTCCTGACCTAGTTGATGTCTCCTTGTGAGCCGGGGCAGTCTGAGGGAAACCTTGGGCTGCCCCGGTTTTTTTGTAGTTCTGCTGGATGCCTCTTATTCAGTTTGGCCTACCTCATTAAGAAGGAGGTTCCCGTGTCGGAATCTGACCATTGCGATTGCTGCGGATGTTTTCTGCACCTTGAAGGTGTTGCGGTCTGCCCCAAGTGTGAACCCAAGGAGGAAGAGTGATGAGCGAAGCCTTTCAGGCATACCTTCGGTTTCTGGAGTCCAAGCGCGAACTTATCGAGTCGCCCCAGTACCAGAAGTTCCTGAGAAACCGCATGGAATTGAGTATTGCCAGGTGGATGGCAGAAGGATTTGCCAAGCACGGCTACCCCAAGGAGGAAAAGTAGGTGGAAAAAGACCTTAGAAGCCTGACTAAGAGTGAGGTCAAGGCTCTCCATGGATTGCTCAGAGGGCCATTGGCAACTCTTTCTGAGGTTCGTCGCCTCATGGAAAGGTTCAAGGAGTTGAGCCCCAAGATTTGTAAGGCAGGCCTTAATACGCCGAACGGCCAATTTTTGAAGGAGGCTTACACCATTCTCGTTGATGTTCAGTGTGCAATTTCAGTCGATCAGGAAGATCAGGATGAAGACGAAGAAGAGCCTTGTGATTTGGGCAGTCGAACCAACCACAGTCCAACCAACCACGACAGGGCTGTGTGGGCTCTTGAGGCCTGCAAGACCTTTGGAAAGTTGACCGGCCAAAACTATGGCGAGGAACTGGATGACATCATTGGCGACCTGATGGCCAATCTGCTTCATCTAGCCAATGAGAATGACATTGACCCAATGGGAAGAGTGGCGGCAGCACTGGAGCATTTCACTTGTGAGGTTGCTGAAGAAAAGGAGGAAGAATGAGCCACACGCCTGGGCCGTGGAAACTGAACTTTTCCAACGCAGAGCCAGCCGTAACTGATTACGACAACGTGATGATTGCAATAGTCACCACTGACGAGGACAAGCCTCAAGAAACTGAGGAAGTTCTTGCCAACGGAAGGCTTATCGCCGCTGCCCCGGAGTTGCTGGCTGCACTGAAAATGGCAGATGACTGCATTTGGGGCGACGTTTCAGAAGTGGCGGCTTGGCTTTCCATTGCAAAGTCCGCAATCAAAAAAGCAGAAGGGAGGGCCAATGAATAAATGCTCGATCTGCGGCAAGGATTATTCCGGCATGGGCCACAACGCCAAGCCCGTAAATGACGGTCGGTGCTGCGGCCTGTGCAATTCCTTTTCGGTCATTCCGGCAAGGCTTGCATCGCTCTGGAATAAGCCTGAACCAAAAGTGGTCAGCAAGCCTTGCATAGTGGTGATCGGAAATCTTTCGGAAGGCTACCGATTTGTGGGGCCATTCGATGACTTTGATGCTGCCGCTGAGTATTCAGATGGAATGGGTGCTGATGCTTGGGTGGCAAGACTTGAGAAACCAACCAAAACGAGGGACTAATGATCAAAGCAAAGGGCAATAAGCCCGAAGAAATCTATGCCGAAGTGATGTTGGTGACACCGAAGATGGCCAAGGATTGGCTGACTAACAACGTTTGCAACCGCTCTGTGCGGTCAAAGAAAGTGGATCGTTTTGCCCGGATCATCACCAATGGTTTGTGGCAGACCACTCACCAAGGGGTTGCCTTCTATGACGATATGACCCTTGCTGACGGCCAGCATCGTCTCATGGCGATTGTGTCGGCCAACAAGTCAGTTGCCTTGATGGTCACTTACGGCCTGCCCAAGGAGTGCAATGCTGCCTTGGACACCGGAACTTTGAGGACTCTGAACGATGCAATGGCCTTCCGAGGCCATGAGATAAGCCGATCCTGTGCTGCCACCTACCGGGTTCTTTACCTTGAGGTCATTCGGCAGGGCGATGAGAGCGATTGCTGGACAAAGGAAGCAACTCCCGAGCCGCAAGAGTTTGAGTCAATTCACGGCGTCTTTCAGGAGAGTGTGGATTTTGCCAAGTCGGTGAAACTCAGCCGCACAATCGAGCATTCTTGCCTTAGGGCTGCCATCGCGGCGGCAAGTTTCACCAGAGACAAGGCAAGGCTTCTGGAAATGCTGGAAGTCATGGCGACCGGAACTTCAGGTAACCCTGGAGATCAGGCAGCCATCAAGATTCGTGACCACCTTATGGCCGGTCATGGCAATTTCAGTAATTCGCTGGCATCTCGGCAAGAGATTTTCCAGAAGTGCTGTGCTGCCGTTGAGGCTTTTTGCGACAAGCGGCCTCTTTCCAAGTTGTTTGCCCGTGCCTTCAGCGAACTGACCTTCAAACTGCCCAACGTTAAGGGGCTCTAAGGAGAAAGATGACACACCAGCCCGTAATCAATGTTGATGGATCGGGTAAGGACGGTGGCATGATCTTCTGGGAAGCGGGTGATGTTCCGATTACTGAACTTCACCAGGCTCTCAAGAAGATCGGGCTCGACAACCTGGGCCCCAAGCCCAATGTTCTTGTCGCTGCCCTGTCCGATGCCTTTACGACGTTTCTGGACAAAGTTCCTGGCCTGAAAGAGTGGGGCAAGCCGGTCAAACTCTACCGCCTCGATCCCGAAGTCATTGGCTGGACTGCCCGGAAGATCAATCCGGACAAGGAAGACATTGACCCGGTGTTCGTGGCAAGTGTTGTGCTGGATAGCGGGGGATTGCCCCGGATCATCAAGCACAATCCGGACTTGATTCCCCAGTTGGCCACCAAGAAGCAGGAGTTTGAGACTGCCCTGAACAAAATCTACCAACAGCGTAGTGCGTTCTACCCCACCACCAAGGTGACGGAGTGCTTCAACAAGGTCATTCGTGCCCTTGGCGGCATCTTGATCAAGCGTAGTGGCGGCCTGTTCTTTGTTCCTGAGAGTGGCATTGATTCCCTTGAGGACTTTGCCCGTGAACTCGACGGTGGCGGCTCGGTGGAAATGGGAATTGTGAGATTCCCCCTTGTTCCCAGTGAGCGTTCCTATGCCACAGTTCTTAAGTCAGTCACAAAGATTGCTAAGGAGCGTCTTTCTGTGGTGGAGAAGAGCATTGTCGAACTTGGCACTGAGCGTAAGCAACGGGCCAACGGCAAGGAGTCTCGACTTCAAGAGTGCCGCGATGTCATTGAGTTGATCAAGGACTACGAAGAAATCCTTGGCACTGACATGAGCAGCCTTCGGCAGTTGGCTGAGAAGATTCAGCGGCAAGTCGATGTCCACGATGTCTTGGACTTCTGTGCCTAATCATCAGTAAGTCCGCACGCGAGGGTAAATACCCCGGCCCCGGCTGTCGGCTGTCGGGGTTGTCGATCCACACACCTTTCATAGGAGCGATATATACATGGCAAGTCTTAGAGAATGGTCTAAGGCTGACCCCAACGTCCCAATGCTCTTGGCTGCCTACTCCGGCACGGCAAGTCATACAGAGGGCGTTCCCGGCGTCGGCAAGTCAACGGTTATCCATCAGTGGGCCAAGGCTACTGGCCGGGACATGATGTTGCTTATCGGCAGCACCCATGCCCCAGAAGATTTCTCCGGCATCCCGTTTGTGTCGGAGTGCAAGACGTTCTTTCGGCAGACGCCACCCGAGTGGGCTGCAAGGCTTGCTACTCCCGGGGCAATCCTGTTCCTCGATGAGTTGACCACGGTTCCCCCTTCGGTCAGGGCGGCAATGCTGTCCATGATCACTGAGCGAAGGCTTGGGTCGCTGCATATTCATCCCGACACCTTGATCTTTGCGGCGTCCAACCCCAGCAATCTGGCTCCCAATGCCAGCCCGCTGGAAAAGTCAATGGCTAATCGCTTCTTCCACTGGCAATGGAAGCATGACTACACGGCTTGGCAGACCGGCATGATGAGTGAGGACGATGAGTTCAAGCCTTCGTGGTCGCCGGTTATTGCTTCTGCCAAGGAGTGGAAGCGGTTCCGGCCCCTGATGGGCAGCATCATCGTTGGGTACACCAACAAGAACAGCAACGAGCGGATCGTTGTTCCGGACAATGACGAGGAGAAGGCCTTCGCTACTCCCCGTACTTGGAAGTATCTGCGGGATGCTTTGTGTGTGGCCGAAGCCCTTGAGGCACCGGCTGACATTCGCAAGCACCTGTCTGTTGGCTTGGTTGGCAAGCAGACGGGCCGCAACTTCATGCAGTATTACGATCAGCGTGATCTGATTGACATCGAGGCTGCCCTGAAGAACCCGCTTTCGTTCAAGCATGACAAGAAGCGGGCCGACCTGACCCTGACTCTCTTGACCACGGTAGTCACCGAAGTCAAGCGTCAGTATTCCGAAGATCGGATGGACGCAGCAATCGAATTGTTCTGTGCCAACGTCGGCAAGGACACGGCTGACTTGGTGTTCACCCAACTTCGGCATCTTGTCGAGGCCCGACCTGAGGGGACGGCGATCAGCAAGAAGTCCTTGTCGATCCTGAGTGATTTCAAGAAGCGGATTCCTGAGCATCTCCTCAAGAAGAAGGCAGGGTGAGCATGACCGACACGCAAGTCTGGATTGTGGTGACGATTCTTCGTCTTGTGATTGAACTGATCACCATTGGAGGGGCGTCAAATGTTTAGGCACTTCTACCGTGGCGGGCTGACCCCGCAAGAGTCAGAGTTGCTTCGGAAGTTAAGGACACGGGGATTTGCACTGGCAATATTTCCTCCTTGTGATGTCGGCAACCCAATGAACCGCAAGCCGATTGAGGATTCGATGCTCAAGGCAGGCAAGCAAACACTCAAACAGATGGAGGTACAGCATGGCAATTGATATGGTTGATCTTGTTAGCCAGTTTCGCATGACTGTCTACAAGCACTTCCCTTATCTGTCGCCATATGTCTATGCCCTTACTCCGGTCGAGCGACCAGGGCTTGGGACGATGGCGGTAGATAAGTATGGCCGGATGTATTACGACCCGGCTTGGTGTGAAACCCTGACCCTTGAAGAGGGTGGGTATGTCGTTGTGCATGAGGCTTGGCACCTTATCCTTCGGCATTGCCATCGGGCTCGGTCAATCATTGGCGACAACCCGACGCCAATCGAATCCCGCAATCTCAATATCGCTATGGATATTGTGGTCTGGGAAATGATGGAAGCCATTGCAGACATGGCCCCCAAGGGTGGAGTCACCTTCCCCGAGGCTAAGAAACAGTGGCCTGAGATCGAGCGGAACATGACGATTGAGCAACTGTACTCAATCATTGGCAAGCCCGTACCTCCTCCTCCTACTGGCGGCACCAAGAGCGATCCTCCGGCGGGCGGCGACCAAGGTGATGATGACGAGCAAGCCAATGAGCCCGGCGACCAGCCCAATGAACCCGGTGAACAAGACGGAGGCGAATCAAATGGTGATGGCGACGATAAGCCCAGCGATGCGAAGGCTGATGGCAAGGGCAAGGGCAAGGGCAACGACAAGCCAGAGGGCGACGGCAAAGGTCAAGGTCAAAGCGATCAAGACAGCCAGCCCAACGACAACTTCGACTTGATCGGTGGTGGCTCGTCGGCTGATGGAATTCCCCGGGACTACGAAGAGGAATACGATCCGTCATGGGATGCCTACCGGGAAGACCGGATGCTTGAGGCAGTCGAGAACAAGATTGCCGAACTGGAGGAAGACCGTGAGTGGATCAACTCCCGGGGCACTATTCCTAGTTGCCTCAAGACGTTGATCAAGCAGCGGTTGCACCCCCAGCCCAATCCTTGGGATGCACTCCGGGCTACGGTTCAACTGGCAGCCAAGGCTCCCCGTGGTAATCCGGACTACACCTATCAGCGGCCTAACCGCAGACAGAATGCAGTCCCCGATATGCCCAGGCTCAAGGGTCTTGAGAAGCACTCGCCCAAGGCAGTGGTGATCATCGACACCAGCGGAAGCATGACCAATCTGTGTCTTGCCAAGGCCATCAAGGTTATCAAGCAAGGCTTGCTTGCCCTTGGCGGAAGAGTGCCAGTGATTACTTGCGATGCCCGAGTTCAGACCGATGCAGTATTGACCGCTGTTCAAGACACGTTTGAGTTTGTTGGACGAGGCGGCACTGACATGAGAGTGCCCATTGAATACGCAGAGAAGAAGCACAAGCCGAATGTCATTGTCCTTGTGACGGACACCGGCACCCCTTGGCCTGACCAGCCGACCAAGGCCCAGTTGATTGTGGCTGCCACCCAAGACGGACACGTTCCGAAGTGGGCCACCAAAGTCAGAATCCCCGACCATCCAAACAAGGACAGGCTAGATGACTGACACAATAGAAAAGAAAAACATCCCGACGTTCACGCAGTTAATGGACAGGGCCAAGCGTCTGTATGCCAAAGACCCTGCCGAATACGAGAAGGCTTTTGAGTACGGCACCGAAGATTTGATTCGCGGTGCCAAGGTAAAGATGGTGCGAGGCCGAGTTGACTATACGCCTTTTGCCTTCGACGTTTACACGCCGAAAGACGGGACTGTCCAATACAGGGAGAAGTATTTCCGTGTGCTTGGTTTGTACTGGAAGGGCGAACGCTATTCGTTTTATGACATTGATGCGTCGGCCACCAAGTATCGGAAGCGTATGCACAAGTTCCTGCCGGTGACCCTGCCGGAAGGGATGAAGTCGGCATCCAACTGCTATGCAGTTCCGGCTACCTATCACAATGCCGATGGCACGGTAGCCAAGGTTGGCCGATGGCTTAACGGACGCCGAGGTTATTCCGGTTACGCAGAACACATTGTTCGGATGATGATTCAGGATTCGACCGGCAAGTTTCTTCTGTTCGGAGACAAAGAGTTTGAGCAGTACGAGATGTTGCGGCACTCCGGCCATTACGATCATAGTGCTGGCCTAAGGCATGGGTTCTTCCCGTGTTCGTCGCATTCCAAGATCGCTTGGTATGACTCGATGAAGTGTCCGGAAGACCTGCCGAATTGCTGGGATCAAGACCGTGTTCGGCTGATGGCAGCCAAGGTTCACTCGGAGTTCTTGAACTTCGCAAAGCAATACCCTCACTGCAAGATCGTCATGTACCCCATGCACCGGAAGCAGCCGACCGAAGGGAACATGAGAGGGGCAGACGCCTTCATTGGCCAAGCCTATATGAGTAATCGCCGGGCTCATGTCTTGCACCGCTGCCCAAACGGTAGGCAAGAGCGGTTCTATCTGCCGGAGATCGTGCTGTATTGGGATGACCTTGCCCGCAAGTCAGACGAGTCTCTTGGTGGTGGGCCGCTCCAGTTTATTCACGTTGTCATTCCGCCCTATGGCTGTGAGTTGCTCAAGGCTGGGCAATACTCGCCGCTATCGGAAGTTTACTCTCACGGCCCGGGTTCCCATGGATACAACCGTGCGGTGCGGGAGGACATCCCCCTAGAGGCTGTGTTCTATACGCTCCGAGGCAAGAAGCCCGGGACTACAACAGACTTTAATTGTCGGGACGGCCAGAGTTATGGTGCGGTCGGGTTAGGCAAACACCAAAACGACAAGTTCCTTGTCAACCTGTACGAAAAGCGAAACGTCGTTCTTGTCAGCGACCACACTGACCCTGAGAACTTCAACGCTCGCTTTGGTGCTTATGCAATGACACCAGATTCAATACTGTCCCGAGTTAAAGAGCGAGAGTTGATTGACTCTTTGCCTCTTTGCTAACCGGGGGTGCAAGTGCAAACTATACACCTGTACTTAGACCCTAAGGAATTGGCCTACTGTTTCTGTGTGCTGTGGCTCTTCACCTTTTCGGGTGGGCTACGGCACAGTTCGGTTTATGCAATGAGGACAGTGGTGATTACTGCCTACTCGACTATGACATGGGCCGATAACAGGATGAACTGTTCGGTCATCGAGTATGCAGCCCAGTGTCTTGTGATGTGTTCATGGATTGGTTTTACCACACAGTTATTCAACCTAGGAAATTGGAGGAAGAGTCGTGCCTGAAGATCAGCAGCCGTCAGACCTGAGGCCTAGTTCGCTGAACGTTTATGGATACATGGTGACCTACAAGAAAGATGGAGCATGGATCACAGACGGCGATGATGAATACTCAAATTTGCCTGCTCATTATCCGTTTATGCAGCAGGCGTTAGACAGAGTGGAGTTCCTAAGGCAGCGAGGCATAGAGTGCAGGGTGAGTGCTTTGCTTGCCGAGACAACCGATACACCCGATGAGTTTGAAAGGAGCAAGATCAATGGCGAGTAGCCGTTTGCCGATTGAAAAGTTCCTGCCCGCTTACCTCAAGGCAGTCGAAGAGGGAGTGAGCAAGGAAGAGTTTGCCCGGAAGATTGGGCTGAAGGCCTCGACTGTTTACCAGCGGGTCTACGAACTTCGCCGTGAGGGGCATGACATCCCCCTCCTTAAGTGCGAAGGCCGTCAGTCCCGTCACGATAAGGCCGCGAAGATTCTGGCTGAGTTCCGCAAGGACAAGCCGGCTACCTCGACGGCCAAGAAGAAGGCAGAGCCTGCGCCTGCCAAGAAGGAGAAGGTGGTGGCGGCTGAGTCGCCCGTGCTGGAGTCTGAAGAAACCAGTGATGAACTGGCTGACATCTTCGGCAGCAGCAACTAGGTAAGAGTGTGTGGGCAGCCGGGGGGCAGCGAGTTGTCGCACCCCCCGGCTGTTTTTATTTAACGAGGAGCCACCGGATGGCAAAGAAACGAAGACCAAAAACAAAAAACTGCGACACTGAGAACTGCTTGGTTCACAAGTTCTGGCCTGCCATAGTTGACGCTTTTGGTTCCGACGCTACTTACCACATTGACGAGGCTGATGGTGAGTTGATTGTCAGGACTGGGCTCAGGGTTATGCCAGACGGGGAGGTTTCCGAATGCCCTTGGGAATACAAGTGGACTACCTTGACCTGCTCTAAGTGCAGGCGCAAGGGCCATGTTCGGCTGGACGTTTTGCAACGTCGGCTAACTACCCACTGTCCCTATTGCACGGCAGCCAAACACTTAACGGAGTTGTCATGAACGACAGCAAGCCAACCAAGAAGCAAGCCTCGATACTTCAGTACATAGCCAGCCATATCTCTCGGCATGGGTATCAGCCATCCATTCGTGAGATTGGTGACAGGTTTAAGATTCGATCACCGAACGGGGTGGTCTCGCACTTGAAATCCCTTGAGCGAAAGGGAGTGATTGACCTCAACATCCGCACAGCCAGGGCCATTAAGTTTGACTGGCGACACTGGGCCGGAGAAAAGAAATGAACGAAAGGGAAGCCCACAAGATGCTGACTGAGGCGGGGTTCACTAAAGTGTTTTCTAATCCGCACAGCGACTACATTTTTTATGCGGACAGAAAGCCACGAAGAAATATTCAGAGCGAGCCACCGCTTTACCTGACCATTCACACGGAGACCTATCGGCATGGCGAACTGAAGGATGTATTCCCCCGCATTTTTATCACTCACAACAGTTACCTGCCGAAGCAAGTGGTCAAAAAATATGAGGAGAGAAATGCCGAGACAGTGAAGGACGCACTCAACAAATACAACTACATGGTAGTCATGAGGTTTTGCACATGATCGACGGACTGGATTTCAATTCAATCAAACAAATCTTTGCGGCGGCTGGATACAAAATTATTTATGCAAGTTATGGGCAATACGCACCCAACATCCCGTTCGTTGGGCGAGTTCGCATGTACCACATAGAACTTAGCATCGGAGGCAAGAAGCAGGATGACTTTGTTTTGTATACGGAGCCCTGCAATAACGAACAGTTCTTTGGCCCGGCCAAGTACAAGCGGGTCATGAGTTTCATTCGCCGCTACAACCGAGGGCATTTATTGTGCAGGCTGGATACCATCAACCAGCACCAAGACATGGCATCCGTCATGGAGTTCTGCTCATGAAGCCAAAGTTCTTCGGCTACACCCGAGCATCCACGATTGGTCAGCACTACACCTACGAGGCCCAGCAAAAAGCAATCCAAGCCTGCTATGACACCCAGTTCAAGGAGACCCATGACTTCGGCGGGTGGCATGAGGATGTTGCCGTGTCGGGCGGCAAGCCATTCACCGAGCGGGAGGAAGGCTTGAAGTTGTGGGTGCTGGCCCAGCCTGGGGATGTCATTTGTTTCTCCAAGATGGACAGAGCCTTCCGTAACCTTGCCGACTTGTGCCTGATGATGCAGATGGCAGAGGCCAAGAAGGTCTGCCTTAGGTTCCTCGATCTGCAACTGGACACCAGCACTGCACTGGGGAAGTTCGTTGCCCACCTGCTTGGTTCAGTGGCAGAACTGGAGCGGCATTGGGTATCGACCAGAACCAAGGAAGCCTATGCCATTCGCCGGGACAAGGGGCTGCCTCATGGCAACAGACCGCCGGCCGGCTGGAAGAAGAACTCTTCCGGGGATTGGGATGCAGACAAGGCAGAGCGGGCCATCATCGAGTGGGCCATCAAGCAGCACGATGAACACTACGTTTCGTGGGCCAAGATCATCAAGTACCTCAAGAGCAAGGGCATCCGGCGGGCCAACGGCGACGGCTACCATGAACCTTGGCTGGTCTATGCCGTCCGGGCTGCGGCTGCGGGCTACCCAATGAGGGATGGCTGGCGGGAGTTGCAGCAACGGGGTGGTTCGATTAAGCGGGGCACTACTGTTCGCCCGCCGAAGCACCCGGGTGGTCATCTGCCAACGAACGTAGTCGATCTAGCACGGAAAGCAGGAGTTTCTTCGCGGCCCGATGATCCATCCCCGCCTCTCGGCCAAACGCCCGGAAAGAACCTCCCCGATTCTGGCCGTCAAACACAAACCGCTCAACCCAATCCCGCTCCCGCTCCGTCAACTGGAGAAGGCTAGGCATTGCGGTTGGACTGGCCTCTCTTTTGGGAGGCTCTCGGTCATGGATTTGTTCCAGGGGTATCCTCATTATTGAGTGTGCATTGGACTTCAGTTCCTTCTTAACCTCCTTCAGCATTTGGTTTCTGATGGCGACAGAGAAGTAGGCTGATATGCCGATACCCTTGGACTTGTCATAGGTCTTTGCCGCCTTGCAGCAAGCAACATAGGCGGCACTCTCTAGGTCGCAATGCTGTGCCACCTGTTTGATGCAGGGCATATTCTTCATGAATGCCCGGATCACAGACGGCACTATCTTCATGGCTTCTTCGGCCACCGCTTGCTGTTCTGGAGTGAGCATTCAGTACCCGTACCTATGCCAGTAATCATGGCGAACCTTCTGCCGACAAGCCTGCTCATGGCAATCCCGGCAGTGCCAATCTTCTGAGTGGATGCCGTAAATATCCACGCGATATTCACCCTCACCCCCGCATGACGAGCATCGCGGGGGCTCTTTCTTTTTCGCGGGCTTGTCCGGATCGGTGAGTTCCACTACTCCACCGTCCGTTTCGATTGAGGCATCCTCCTTCTTTCGTGTGCCCGCTGAAGAATCATTCGTCGTGCCCGCTCCGGCTCGACATTCAACGCCTCGCAGGCTTCCTCAAACGTGACCAGCCCGACGCTCCCGTTGATCCAGTCCCTCGCCTGGGTTCTCTGGTGGAGCAACTCCTTGTCGATGCCGCTCTTCCCATGGCACCTGTAATTGCTGTTGGTCTTGTAGAGTTTGGAGCCTGCCTCGATCTTGGCCACCGCCTGATGAAGCATTCCCACGCACAGCAATCGCCAGCCGCCAGTCAAGATGTCAGAATCTATGTCTTCAACCTTCGACACCATGGAACTTTTCCTCCGTGTGACAGGCCATGAGCAGGTTGGCTGCGGCATGACCGAGATGATCTTCTGTCCGATCCCCAGACAGGTACCTGTAGACATGAACTAAGGCATGGTTCAGGATGCTTTCTAATGGGAAACCTTTTTCCCAGTTCTTCTCGCCGTATCTCTCGGCACCGTGGGCCATGGCAAGCCCTACTCTCCTGATCCCTGAGAAGGGTATGAGGTCGAGCCGCTCGGCAAGGGCACTTCGGACTGCCCCTGTCGAGAAAACTTGGAGGCTATCGCTATGAACTTGGCCACCTTCTCCAAGTCCGCCAGCCTGACCGTCACCAGCCAGCCATTCCTTGCTCGGTTGGTGCGGTGAAATAACACTGGGCACTTCCCCCGGCACTGCTCCACTGCCTTGTCCATTGCTTCCGGAACATTCAGTTTTTGGACTCTCTTCACTTCGGGGAAGATCGCCGGCAACTGCGGGATTACCAAGTCGGCATCCCCCGCATTCCCGTTGAACTGCTGGGCTCGACGCACTCCCTCCCATCCCATGATCTGTCTTAATGCTTCGGCACATTCTCTTTCTCCTGCTGCACCCTTGGCTCTACTATTTATTGGCATTTTCAACTCTCTCTTCTAAGCACCATTCAGGCAAAGGTAAAGGGTCTTCCCTCAAACCTACCCGTCTTAGCAGGCTGGCTAAGAACTTGACATCGACTTCGCCGTCCTCGTCTTCCTTTGCCTGTAACACATGGCCAAGAGACAGGCTCTTGGGGAACTGTTTCCCTAAGGAATGAACCGAATCCAGATGGCACAGTTGGCACAGGCCAATTAGGTTTCGGTGGTCGTGGGGTTCCTTGCCCCGGCGACCGACGATGTGGTGAATGTGAATCGACCGGCCGGGGCGGTACTTCCTCCAGTGACATACCGCACACCGGCTGATCGAATCAGCAAACTCCTGTAGCAGACGGCGATCCTTCGCAGTCTTGGCTGGCATGGGTTACCTCCGTGCCGGCTTGGAGAA